GACATACGTTCGAGTCTACGATGCCGGCGACACCTGAAGCGCCCCACCCGTCGCCGCGCTCTGCCACCCTGTAGAGATCGACAAACGGCGGGAGCCCGATATGGCAGTACAGCTCTTCAAGGTGACCCCGCACCCGGCCACGCAGGACCGGCTGGCCGAGGTAGGGCAGGCGTTCCAGCGCATGGCCGACGGGCTACAGGCCGCCGCGCCTGCGTTTGAACGTCGCCTCGCCGAGGTCGGCAACAGCCTCCGCAGCGTCGGGAAGCGCGCCGGCGGCTGACCCCGACCCCGTTGTCAGAGCCCCCGCCTAGACTTTGACCATCACATCCGCGCTGTGGCTGCAGCGCTGCCACCCCGCCTCTGGAGTGATGCCCGGGGGCGGGGTTCTCTGCCGTCAGAAGCTCTTGCCGGTCAGAGCATCACTTTCGCGGCACCGCGGAAGTGATCAAGCCGCGTCGCTCTCCGGCTCCGGGTGCCGCACACGCTTCTTCAGTTCCGTCTCAACGGCGAGCCGCGACTCCCCGGACTCTGCGGCGAACGTGACGATCCGCTCCTGCACGGCCAGTGCGGTGTCCACGGTCAGCGTCCCGGCTTGGATCTCCTCCCAGGCGGAACGTTCCAGCGCGATCAGATCGTCAGGGAGTTCGATAGCCACGGCGAGATCATAGATCGTTCACCGTTCATCCACGGCGGTGGCGCTCTGTTCGTCGCCCGCCCTTTTGCGTGGCGCCCGGCTGTGTCCGCGGGCGATGCCGCTGACGCGTTCGGGCTTCACGCCGAGGGCGGGCGCCATGTCGGTGTAGCTCTGGCCGTCCCGCTCATGGAGGGTGCGGACGACGTGCTGTCGCTGCTCCCGTAGCCACTTCTGAAGGTCGGGGATTGCAGCGAGGGCCTGCGTGAGGGCGACGGCCTGGTCGATGCTCTCGTCGCCGACGGTCAGGTCGGCGAGCTGCTCAAACGGTGCGGGCGGCTTGTTCATGACGACAGGTTAGTGGGTACCCGTCAAGAAATCCAGTGGGTACCCACTTGACAAATGATGGGTACCCACTAATATAGAGGTATCGGAAGGCGGGACCAGCCCGCCACCGTGACCGGGAGGTCACCATGCTCGGAGCCCACCAGATCCCCGCCTGGCTCGACCGCCTCGACGCCAACCTGCCCGAGCAGATCACCGACTCCGAGTGGGACGCCCCACTGCGGCGCGCCGCCTTCGTCGGCACCATCCGCACCCAGCTCCTGCCGTACATCACCTGCGGCCCGCAAGCTCGGCGCAGCGTCGACGACCACATGCGTCAGGCCATCTTCGAGTACCGGCGCGGCCACGGCTCCGAGGCCCTGTTCTGGCTCGGCCGGGCAGTGTCTGCCGCCATGCGCTGACCACCAGGGCCCGCCACACGGGCGGGCCCTGGCCTCGTTGACCAGGAGACGCTCGTGCTCATCGCCGCCATCGGCCTCGTGGCCGGATACCTGATAGGCCGCCTCCAGCCATGGAACGCGCTGGACGCCTGGGCCGAGAACGAGGTCCGCTTCTGCGGACCTTGGGCCCGCGGCAACCGGATCCAGCAGGCAACCGTGCTGGCAGCCCACTGCATCACCCACCCCCGCCACTCCTGGGCAGCCCTGCGGAAGGGTCGACGCTGATGGGCCGCCCGCCGAAACCCAAGCAGCCCTGCACCAACGACTGGTGCGACCGCCTACAACATGCCCGCGGCTACTGCCACGCCTGCTACCAACGGGGCTGGTCTACCGGCGACATGGGCAGGGCGGCCACCGTCCACCGCGAATGGGACCTCAGCCGGGTCGATGTGGATGAAGCTGCGGTACAGCGGCTCATGGCGGGCAATCCACCCGAGCGCACCACACTCGGCGATCGCGAAGAAGCCGTCCGCCGCCTGCACTCTTTCGGCCTGAACGATCGCGAGATCGCTGAACGGATGCACCGCCGCGTCCTGTACGTGTGGCGCGTCCGCGACCGGCTCGGCCTGCCAGCGAACCAGCGCGGGCACGCCCGTCGCGGCAACGTCTACTTCACCGACCATCTTGCCCGCGCCCGCCTCAAGGCCATCCAGTCGAGGAAAGCCTCATGACCGTCAAAGCCACCGTCGAGCAGCGCGCCTACGTGGCGGGCGTCATGGATTTCCAGTCGGAGATCGACCTGCTAGACACGTCGTGGCTGGACGAGCAGTAGCTCACGCCGCCTCCACGATCTCCCCACGCAGCGACTCCGCCCGCGAAACCGTCGTCCACTCGGCGATCAGCTCCTCATACCGCGCCCGCTGCTCCGACGACAGCCGCACCGCAGGATGCGGCCACAAGCGGCGGATCTCCTCATTCACGACCGCAGCAGGCCGCACAGGGCCACAGTCAAGGGGAGCGGGGATCATGTCGGCCAGTCTAAGCGGCGAGTCTGACAAGACGCAGGAAGCGGCAAGATCGGCATATGACGATCAGGCGCCGAGAACATCCATCAGATGGTCGTCCAGATCAGCAACCCAATCCTCGCGCCGCCACGGCCGCAACTCCTGACGGGCCCGCCGCAGCCGGATCGCAGGCACCCGCCCGCCCGTCGCCGACGCAGCACCCACACACTCGTGAAGAAGCTCCGCCGCCGCCCGCGGATCGTCCAGGCGGATCCGTGCGAGCGCCTGATCCGTGGTGACAATCGCCCGCTGCACCTGCTCTCGCGGCGCCGACAACGACGCCGCCGACCGCGCGAACCGGTCGTGAGCCGCAGCAGGATCGCCCACGTACAGCTCACACACGCCCTCGAAGCCGCGTAGATGCCCGGGTGAGAACGAGGTGGGCGCCGGATCCCCGACGTGCGCGGCCTCCAGGTCATACCAGGCCAGACCCAAGGCGGCCTGTGACTGCCGCTCCTGCCCGGCCCGCGCCGCGATCTCCGCCTGCAAGGCGTGCGCACGCGCCCGCACCAGAGGACTGTCGCCCGACCGGGCCGCCCGCACCGCCTCATCCACCAGCAGCCGTGCAGGCTCCAACCCCTGCGTCGAATACAGGGTGACCAGAGCGTGACTCATGTGGACCCCCGCCCGCCGCCACGGATCCTCCAGCAGCGCAGCCTCACGGCTCGCCTCCGCGTACAAGGCGCGCGAGGCAGCATCGTCGCGGGTCTCGAAGGCCAGCCTGCCCGCAAGCGCAGACGCGGCGACCGCCGCCTCCCGCAAGCTGGCCTGGAGCGGATCCGGCAACGAGCCCGCGAGCAGACGACGGCACGCCTCCACCGCAGGCGCCAGCATCAACTGCAGCCGCACGAACGGAAGCGAGCCGACCTCGGCGTTCACGTCGGAGACGACCGACGCCAGCCCAGCCACCACGTCCTCGTCTGCCCGGGATGGATCTGCGAGTGCTGCGGCGAGACCGGACTGTGCGCCGGGCGCCATGAAGGCGAGCATCCCGCCGCCGGCGTCCGTGAGAGCCCGCACCAACAGCGACCGCAGCTCCGCAACCCGCCGCTCGCTTTCCCCGAACAGACGCAGTGCAGAAAGGAGCTCCGAGACGTCGGAGCCCACGCCGAGGGACAGTTCACCGGCCGGGGTGCGGGCGTACAGGTGGGCGAGTAGCAGCTGGTAGCGCTCGTCCGGCATCGTCGGCCTGGCCGACTCCCAGCGGGCCACGGAGCGCTGCACGGACGCCACGGCAGGCAGATGCGGCTGGTGCAGGTCGGCGGCGTACTGGTGGAGCGCCCGCGCTACATCGGACAGGGACAGACCGCGGCGGTGTCTCAGCCGCTTCAAGACCGCAGCCCCTGCCGCTCTGTCGTCCATACCGGTCATGGTGGCGCAGATGCCGCCTACACGGGCACGATCAGGCGCGGCTTCCCCATATCGGATGTGTAGTTGAGGGTCTGCCACGTCCCTGACGAGGGTTCGCCGCTGTGCGGGAAGCCGATCGTCATTGACGACCGGTCGACCATCCACCGGTTCCGTGCGTGGTAGGCGGCCGACCGCAGCTCGGCAGCCTTCAGCTCGACGATCTCCGTGATGCGGTCCCGGGTGCGCGCGATGGCCTGCCGGGCTTCGGCGGGCTGTTGGTCGATGGTGCCTGGCACGACGATCACGACGCGGGCGTCCGTGTTCCCTGCCAGCCAGAGCAGGCCGAGCGAGTCGATGCCCTTCGCGCCGCCGAGGTAGAACAGCGCGTCCGTGGCGAAAGGCCCAAGATAGCAGGCGAAGAGCTCCGCGTACTCGTCGAGCCTGCGACGCCCGGTGCTGCGCGTGCCCGTGATAGCAACCGTCCGCATGATCCACTCCGTGTCATAGGTTGTCATATCCCGCACTGACCTGCGGAATTGAGATCGTCAAGGCGTGGACATCGACGACCTGCACCGCCTGGGCAAGAACCTCGAAAACCGTGGGCTGCGCGTAGCGGCCTGCGACCCCGAGCTCCGGCTCCATGTATCCAACCCCCTCAACTCGCGCCTCGGCGAAGAGATCCTGCTCACCGGCGGCCGGTACATCACCAGCTTCGACTACGAAGTCGGAGAACGCGGAGACGAGGACGCCTGCGCTGAACGCATCGCCCGCATCCTCGCCGTCGGCAGCGAGTCCGAGACGGAGCGCCTCACGTGAGCGGCCCCGACGAGGTGTTCAGGGCCCTCACCGAAGGCGCCGCCCAGGAGGACGAGGCCTACCGGCGCCTCCTCGACCACGTGCAGCGCTGCGCCGCCTGCAACGGCGATGGCCAATGCGAGGCCGGTGGAGTCCTGCGCGAGGCACTCAAGCAAGCGCGACGGTGGTCATGGATACGGACGCGCCGTGAGCGTGGCGTGCCGAAAAGGTGAAGCGTTACCCATGGCCTGACCAGCAGTGATCAGTTCACACGGGGCGCGAACGGAACGCGGAGACTCCTGTGCGCAGCAGGGTTCCGCGCCGCAGATATATGCATTTGAATGCTCGACATCATCAGCAACAGCGCCCAGAAGCATTACCTCCCGGTAGCGCTGGTGGCCCTAGTGGAGGAGGTCGGTTACGTGGACGCGCAGCTGGTGTGCGACCCGCAGGAGATGGCTCAACTTCATCTCTGCACCGCCTTCCATGCGCTGAAGCGTCGACCGGTCGATTTCCGCCTTGGCGGCGAGAGTCTCCTGGGTCATGTTCTCGTGCAGCCGCCGGACCCGGATACGGTCGCCGACGGCCTTGCGGGCATCGATGATCCATCGGGGCTGCTCGTCGGGCACCCGTCTAACGCTTTACCGATCATGATCACATGTCAGCAGCACTTTTGCGGCATTAATTGATCTTGAAGTGAGTGCCCAGACCCCGCACTCCAGGGCGCCCAGACCCCGCGCCCGTCACCCCATCCCACAGCCCTGCGGCGATATGGCATATGCCGCAGGGCCCGAGGTAGTGTCCGAGACTCGAACACGCGTTCACCCGAAAGGGCGAACATCACCAGGTCTGCGCTTGTCGTTGGGCAGCGAGGGAACCTGCGCGTCACCCCCCGGTAAAGGCCAGCCAACCCACAGGAGCAGGGACATGGACAGCGAAGAGATCCTCAGGCGCTACGAGTGGGCCCAGGGAGTCTGCTTCCGCCATCCCGCGGACGGGGAGGTGCGGACCACCATCGTGCGCACCCTTCACCCCCGGGCCGACGGTGACTATCCGGTGCGCGCCTGCCGCCGCTGTGTTCTCGCCATAGAAGCCGCACGCAGAGAAGCCGCCCGCCGGTCGGGGGTCAAGTACGACCCAGGACACGCAGGAGACGCCCTGGGGTAGGGCGTTGGGCCTGGCTGGGGCGGGTGAAGGGTGCCAAATTCTGGGGAGAATATGGGGGGTGATCTTCGCTGGGGAGCCGTGGGGGAGTGCCAACTTCTCAACTCAAGGGAATTGGCGGGAACTCGGGGGATGTTAAAGGCGGCAGGTCAGGGGCATGCCGCGACGGCGCCGAGACAAACCGCCTGGTGCAACAATCTGAGGGGCCAGTTCTTCACGGACTACAACCTCCTGGCGGCGGGCTCGGTCCTGGTGGCACTCCCCACGGTCCTGGTCTTCCTGCTCCTGCAGCGGCACTTCATCGCGGGGCTGACGCTGGGGTCCACCAAGGGCTGAGCGGGCGGGCCTGCGGAAACAGCCACAGGGGGCCGCCCCGAGCCTACGAGAGCTTCGCCCCTGCGACAGCGACCGGAACGCCCTGTGCGGGGACGGCAGGGGCCACTTCCGGAGTGGCTTCTCCTGCACCATCCGTCTCGTGGGGAGAATCTGGGGAGATCTTTTCAGAACTGGCGGCAGGACCTCCTTCGAACCAGGCGTCCATCGCCTTCCGCCCACGGCCGTCGGCCTCCGGCATGAAGTGCGCATACACCCGCAGGGTGATCGCAGCATCCGCATGGCCCAGCCACTTCGACACTGACACCACCGACTCCCTCGCGTCCAGCATCACCGAGGCATAGGTGTGCCGCATCGCATGGAAGCCGAACTCCCGCGTATCCCCGTAGGCCAGGTTCGCGTGCGAGCCGCGCACCCGCTCCGGCGGAGCCGCGATCACGCCGGCCGCCGCCAGAGCCTTCTTCCAGTAGTGCTGGTTCCAGGACCACGCCCGGATCGCGCCGCCCTCCAGATTGGTCACCAGAAGGTTGTGGGTGCGCGGCGCCCGCTCCTCGGCCTCCTTCTTCGTCCCCGGCGGCCTCGAGTCCCGCCACGGCAACGTGACCTTCTGCGGCGGGCACGCCTGCCTGTAGGCCCGGATCGCGGCGGCAAGGTGATCGGGCAGCGGTACTGTGCGCTCCTTGCCGCCCTTCGGCGGGGCGAACACCAATTTGCCCGACACCCGCTTCACCTGACGGCGGACATGAAGCACGCCGGCCACCTCGTCGATGTCCAGGTCCGCGTCGATAGCGAACGCCTCGCCCTGCCGGTGCCCCGCCCCCACTCCGATGTCGACGAGGATCCGATATCTCGAGTGCAGCTCAGCCTTGACTGCCATCACCCGCTCATGCGACCAGGCGCGAGCCTTCTGCGGCGGCACCATGGGGGGCTTGATGGTCTTCGCCTTGCACGGGTTCTTCGTGATTCGCTCGTCGTCGATGGCGTAGGCGAGGATGTTGGACAGGTAGCCCCAGACGGCGTTCGCCGTGCCGGGAGCAATGGACCGCTCGAGATCCTTGAGCCAGATCCTGAGCGTGCCGACCTTGATGTCGCGCAGCTTCATCTCGCCGAGGTGGGGGAGGATATGCGTCCAGACGCGGCCCTTGATGGTCTCGAGCGTCGCGGGGTCCGCCTTCAGTGAAGGCCACCAGTCGGATTCGACATACTCGCGCAGCAGGATGTTCCCGTCGCGAGGGTCAATGAACTCGCCTTTTGCGGACTCGTGTTGGGCTTTGGCGAGCCAGGCGTTGGCGCCGGTGGGCCCGGTGAGTTTCTCGAAGCTCCGGTCTTTGACGCCGGGAACACCCGCCACGCGGTAGCGCTTGCCCTGCCCGTGCCGGGCGGTCTTGCGCTTCTGTCCGGTCTTGGGGTCGGCGCGTTTCGTGTACCAGCGGTCCTCGATGTACCCCGGCATCGGTCTCCTCCTCGCGTGGTGTCTACGGTGAGGACATGTCGACTATCTCGCCCTGCCACAGCTGGAACCATTGCGCGCCGGCCAAGAACTCTTCTATGGCCGGATTGGCAGCCTGCACGAACTGATCGACGCTCGCGGTACGTTCGACGCGGATGTCGACGAGTCCCTTGCTCTCCCGGATCTTGACGTAGTCCCCGGGGTCCAGGTCGTCGATGGTGAAGATGACATCCAGCGAACACGTGCCGCCGCTGCGGGCGATGACCTCCTCGCGCCAGAGCTGAAACCACTCGGCGCCATCAAGGAATTCCTGCATCGCGATGTTCAGGGCCTGTGTGTAGACCTCGACTCCGACCCCTCTGGCGACGCGCACCCGGGTGCCACCACGAACCTCGCTGATCTCAGCCAGCGTGCCGGACCCGAGGCTTTCAACCGCTTCGTATATGACTTGCAGCATGACGCCCTCCCCGCAAATCGGTGCACCTGTGGCACGAACGGCCAGAAGTGCACGGTTGGTGAAGGGTACGACTACCGACAGCCATCGACAATCACTTGGCGCAATGTCTACTTACGGACAGAAGCGATCAGGGAACTGGCTGAACCAATGGCGGCGTGTTACAGGCCGGATTCGCGCCGCGCCCGCTCATCGGCCTCGATCATCATCCGCCAACGCAGCAGGTCCGCCTTCGACTTGCCAGCCAAATGCCCGACGATGATCCGGACCTCCTCGTCGTAGCCGGCCAGCTCGGTCGCCTCGTACCGCAGCCACTGCTCGGCAGCGGCCTCTTTGATGCGACGCAGGGGCTTGCCTGTGGCGGCGGACAGCGCGTCCATCTGCTCCAGCGACGGCGGATTCACCGGCGGAGTCTTGACCAGCTTCTGGTACCACTGCCGCGGCAGGCGGGAGCCGGGAACGGCTGCGGCGCCGCGATCGGCCATCTCCTGGTAGGTGATGCCGGAGTCATTGGCCGCCTGGACCAGTAGGGAGAGTGCACCTGCGGGGGAGGGTTCGGCCGCGCCGGGGTCCGGGGCTGTGGCCGGAGCCGTCATGTCCTGGTCGTCCTCTCGTGGCACTTCTGCACCGTCTGTCTCTTGGTCGGGGAGTTTCAGCCGGAAAAGTAGCAGGTCAGTCCCTACAACCATCGGGTATCCGGGACGCATCGTCCACAGATCAATGCTAACCAGCCAGAAACTTTGCCGATACCCGACCACCGAGTGTCCCGAAGTTGTTGACAACACGTCCCTAATGCACTTCACTCAAGGGTAGTGAAAGGCACCTCCGCAACGGGGAGATCCATTGAACGTGCGCTATCACCTGAGAGACCTGGACTACTTCCAGAGAACCCTGAAAACCCCAGGTCGCGGCATCCCCTATGAACCCCCCGAGCTGGCTCAATTCGTCGGCATTTCCAGATCGCAGATGTACCGGATCCTCGCAGGCGAGGTGTCCGAAGTTCCTGTCACTCAAGCCCATGCGTTTGCGGAGGCACTCGGTGTCGCCGTCCTGGTGCTTTTCATGCCCCCAATGTCCCCAGAACTGGGACGCACTGACACGTTCATACCCCCAAACAGGAAGGAGTAGCCAGGTGCCCAGGCTCGCCAAGAACCCCCCACCGCCGCCGCCCGGCCACGTCTGGACCCCCGAAGCCGCCCGCCTCATGGGCGTCACCGTCAAGACGCTCTGGAACTACCGCGCCCTCGGCAAGGGCCCCAAGCCCGTCATTCGAGGCCGCAAGCTCGCCTACCCGATCCATCAAATCGAGGCCTACCTCGAAGAGCAGGACAACCCGGAGCCCGACGCCGACGCCGAGCACGACGGCCGGCCGCCCGAGGCCCGCCTCGCCCGCCGCAGCAAGTCCGTCGCCTGACCCCGCCGCCTAGAGCGGCATGCGGCCCCAACCACCGGTCTCTACACCGGCAGCCGGGGCCTCTGAGGAACTCCCTCGCCTGCAGTCCACCTGCAAGAGAAAGAGACACCCCGTGTCCGACATGATTCCATCTCCGAGCACCCCACTGGTGTTCACCTTCCCGGAGACTGCGCAGCACGTGCGGTCCGTGATGATCGACGCGGAACCCTGGTGGGTTGCTGCGGACGTCTGCACCGTCCTGGAGATCGGCAACGCTCGCCAGGCTGTGAGCTATCTCGATGACGACGAGGTGCAGCAGGTACCCGTCACTACTAATGACGGGTCGTCCCGCTCGCTCCCGACGAACGTCATCAACCAGCCCGGCCTCTACTCGCTGATCCTCCGGTCGCGTAAGCCGCAGGCGAAGGCGTTCAAGCGCTGGATCACCCACGAGGTCCTTCCTTCCATTCGCCGCACCGGCTCGTACTCGGCTGCTCCCCGCGAGATGACGAAGCTCGAAGCGCTGCAGGCTGCGATCGAGTCCGAGGAAGGGCGCCTCGCCGCCGAGGCCCGCGTCGCTCAGCTGGAGCCGGCTGCCCGTTCGTGGCAGGTACTCGCCTCTGGAGAGGGCGACTTCGCAGTCGCTGACGCGGCGAAGATCCTCGGCCGCGACCCGTCAATCACGCTCGGACGGAACCGGCTCTTCGCTCTGCTCGCCGAGTACCGGTGGACGTATCGGCAGGGCGTTGACGACAAGCCGAGGGCGATGCAGACGGCGGTGACGCGCGGCTGGCTTTCCGAGCTGCCGCAGTCCTACGAGCACCCGCGCACCGGTGACTTGATCCTCGCCGCCCCGCAGGTCCGCATCACCGCTAAGGGCCTGCATGAGCTGCACAAGCGGCTCGGCGGCACGGCCACGGTGCAGATCCCGACCGCGCCGGTTCAGGGCGGTGCGTCATGAGTGACTTGACCCCGGAGCTGATCGCCGACGTCGAGGAGTCCTTCCTGGGCTACTGGGACGACGCGCTCATGGACATCGTGCGCCAGCCGTACACCGGCGGTGCGATTGTCGCCTACGCCTGGCGCGATGGCGGCTCCTACATCCCCTCCGACGGCTCTGAGGTCGGCGGTGGTGAGCGATGAGCATCCCGACCTTCCTGGCCGCCCTCTCCGGCGGCGACCTCCCTGCGGACGCGGTGGCCGAGGAGCGGTGCTTGAAGCCGCCGATCGGCTGCGGTGAGCCGCTGATCGACGAGGACGGCAGCACCCGCGTCTTCTGGGACGACGACGAAGCCGCCCGCTACAAGGCCGAGTGGGAGATCACCGGCCTGTGCCCGAACTGCCAGGACTCGCTCGATGGCGGTGAGGGCGATGAGTGAGTCGCCGCAGCGCGAAGCCGAGACGGCCGCCGAGCTCCGTGAAGCCCTCATCGGTTTCTGCCTGGTTGCCTTGCCGAACGAGGTCGGGTTCGAGAAGGCGGGACGACTCGCCGACCGGTTCGAGGCCGCCGTCCGCGCCGAGTCCGCCGCCGAGCTGGCTGCGGTCCGCGCCGAACGCGACGAGGCCGAACTGATGCGGGACTTCACCGACTTCCACCTCCGTCAACTGAGCGATCAGCGGGGCGAAGCCGAGTCCGCCAACGAGGCGTGGGAGCTCGGGAAGATCACGGCCGAGGAGGCGCTGCGCCGGACTGACGCCGCGATCCAGAGCCACAAGGCCGTCACTCTCGACGAGTTCCGCGCCGAGCGGGAGGCCCGGTCATGACGACGACCCGCCCCCGCACCATCGCCGCCCTGGACGTGGATGTCGACGTGACCGCTGAGGCCGAGCGGCTCGCAGCCCAGCGGAAGGTCGAGGAGTCAGTGGCCAAGCTCCGCTACCTCCTCGCCCACCCCGGCGAGTTCGCGAAGCCCACCGACGACGCCCACGTCGCCGAATACCGGCATCTGCTCCACGACGCCGACCCGGACTCCAAGGTCCCGCCGTTCCGCGTCGTCCTCACCAAGCGCCCCCAGGAGGCGTCATGACCTCGTTCGCTGACCTGTCCCGACCGCTGGCCCTCCTGCGCCTGCTGGCCGCCGATCACCCGGACCTTCCGGCCCCTGACGTGCATGTGTCGCCGATCTTCCCGGAGCAGCTGGTGCTGTCCGTGCACGACAGCTTCGGGACGTTCGAGGCATGGCGTGAGGCCCTCGGAATCGACCCGGCGATGGTCGAGCGCAAGCTGCAGAGCTCGGACACCAAGGCAGTCCTCAGGGCGTCGGCCACCATCGCGGACGCATCCGTCGAGCTCGTCGGCTACGGCCCCAACGTGGCCCTCCTCGCGGCGGTGGCGGCATGAGCGACTACCCGGAGATCGCCCGGCACTTCGAGAACGACTTCGCGAAAGCCGTACAGACGGAGTGCCGTGAGGACGGCCTGTTCCGCCACATCGAGTACTCGGCGCCGAAGTCGATGAACCGCCTGATCGTGATCACCTGGCCGTACAACCTGCTGGTCGCAGGCAGCCACGGCTCGTACCACTTCGAGCGGTACGGCCAGGACACCGAGGACATGTTCGCCTGGCTGCGCGGCATCCGCATCGAACCCGACCGGTGGGCAAGCAAGCTCATCAACGGCCGCGACTCGGTCGAGGAGTACGACCGCAACCTGATGGTCGCCGCGATAAACGACCGTGTCGCCGAGGCAGTCCGGGACAAGTGGGCGCCGGAGGGACTGGAGGCGGACGTCCGCGAGGAGATCCTCGACAGCCACCTCCTCGACACCAAGGACACAGCGCAGCAGCTCGTCAACGAGTATGAGTTCAGCGTGACGTACCGGGCCGAGTGCTCGTGCGGACTCTCCGGCAGTGAGGGCTCCTACGACTCGGCTGCGATCTGGAAGCACTTCACACACAAGGCGGACGGTAAGCGGCACACCGTCAAACTCCGGCGTCTCAGCGGCTTCGACTTCGACGACTTCACCGAATGGAACGTCGACAAGGTCAGCTACCACTTCGCCTACCAGTGCCACGCCGCCGCATGGGCCATCGCCCAGTACGACGCCGCCCGCAGCGTGAAGGCGGTGGCGTGATGGTCTCCCTCTCGCTGACCCGTTCCCGTGTCGCCGCCCTCCTGGGCCGCACCGCCACCGATGTTCTGACGCGCGGCTGGCATCCGCTGCGGGCGCCGCTCACCGCCGCGCTCGACCGGTCCGCCGGCTTCTGGCCCGGCCAGGGATCGGTCGCCGACGAAGACCTCACCCTCGCCGCGTGGGAGGCGCTTGCCGACTACGTGCGGGCGGAGCCGCACGAGTGGGAGCGCAAGGCGGGCCGCAGCAAAGCCGAGGTGATCGAAGCCCTGTATGGGGCGAGGACGCACCTCAACTTCCTCGACACCCAGGCGGCGGGCCACATCGCGCCGCTGCTGAAGGAGGCGTCGTGAAAGCCCCGCGCTCGACGTTCACCGAGCGGAGCGAAGGACGCGCCCGCCTGACCGCCCAGATCCGGGCGATCGAGAAGCGGATCAAACAGCGCCGCGCCGACCGCGACAAGGACGACCAGCCGACCGCCGAACGGAGGCCCAAGTGACTCTCACCGACCTCATCCCCGGCCTGCGGGACAAGCAGCCGAAGGGCGACCCCAAGCACCGCGTCGACGACTACATCGCCGCGCTGAAGGCCGACCACGAGCAGCAGATGGAGGGACTCCGCGAGGAGAACCGGGCGCTGCACAACGCGAAGGCCGGGACCGACGACCACTTCATGGTCATGGACCAGCTCGTCACCAACCTCGAAGCGGACAACCGCGCGCTGACCGAGCAGGCAGCAATCGACCAACGGCACCTGGCACAGCAGCAGGGCGTCATCCGCACCCTCCGCGAAGACCTCGACGAAGCGCTGGGGCGTCGCAAGGACAAGAAGCGCGTCGAGACCGCGGCCACCAAAACCCAGCCGATCCCCGTCGTGCCCGTGCCGCTGCACCAATCGCCAATGGCCGCCACCACCAACCCCGCCCACGTCCGGCACACCAGCTGGGGCGTCGACGACACGACGCCGCTGAAGACCGTCGCGCCCGCCACCTAGACCGCCGGCCGGGCGGCGATCCGCTCCCGCCCCGCCGGCGACCAACGAAAGAGCCCCGAGTGCGAGAGACACCCGGGGATCAGCCACCAGCATCCCAGGAGCACACCATGAAGGTCGCCACCGACGTCCTCGAAGTCCTCGACCGTGCCGAAACCGACGGGCCGCGCCTCGTGCTTACCGGCACCCTCGACCGCAAGCTGTACACAGCCACCGCCAAGACGATCGAAGCAGCGGGCGGGAAGTGGAACCGCAAGGCCGGGGCCCACCTGTTCGACGGCGACGCCGCCGAAGCCATTGATCCCGTCCTCCTAACCGGCGAAGTCGTCAGCCGCAAGCAGCAGTTCGGCTACTTCCCCACCCCCGCCCCGATCGTCCAGCAGCTCATCGAGCTTGCCGACCTCAGGCCCGGACAGCTCGCCCTCGAACCGTCCGCAGGGCGGGGCGCCATCGCCTATCCGATGGCAGAGGCTGGCGCCATCGTCGACTGCTACGAAGTGCAGGACGACAACCATGAGCAGTTGATCGCGAATCGGCCCACCATGGACCGCCCCGTCCAGTGCACGGTCGGTGATTTCCTCTCCATCCCGCCCTACCCGATCTACGACCGGGTGGTGATGAACCCGCCGTTCGCCCGTCAGGCCGACATCCAGCACGTCACCCACGCCTACCGGTTCCTGAAGCCTGGCGGGCGCCTCGTCGCCGTCATGTCGAACGGTGTGACGTTCCGCAACACCGCGGCCTACCGGGAATTCCGGGCCCTGCTGGAAGGCGCAGGCGGCGCAATCCACCCGCTGCCGGATGACGCATTCAAGGAGTCCGGTACCGGCGTCACGACCGTCATCGCTGTCATCCCGAAGCCCGCGTGATGGCCCGCCGCAAGCAAGAGCCGATCGATCCGGCAGACCTGCCGCCGCCCGCGGTCATAGCCCGGCAGATCGAAGCCGACCTCGCCAAAGCGCTGCACGAGTTCAAGGCCGTAGTGCGAAGCCTCGAAGGACCACCGCCAGAGCCATCCGACGGGCAGCTAGCCATCGATCTCTAGCCACCACCCCATAGACGCCGCGTCGAACCGCCACCCCCCTTGGCGGATCCGCGGCAGCCGAGGCCCCGCCCTCCCACCCCCTGGCGGGCGGGGCCCGGCAACCCACACCCGAAAGCGAGCCCCATGAGCACCAGCAGCCCCGCGAAGGCCCCTCGGCCTCTCGCCTTCGTCGATGTCGAAACAACGGGCCTGGACGTTGACCACCATGACGCGTGGGAGATCGCCGTCATCCACCGGCGGCCCGGCTACCCCGACGCCGAGTACCTGTGGCAGATCCGCGTCAGCCTCGCCGAAGCCGACCCCGACGCCCTCGACATCAACGGCTACCACCAGCGGTTCGCCGTTCCCGAGGGCGAGATGGCCGTCCGGCTGGCCACCGGCGCCATGCCTGCCGACCGTCCGGTCTCCGGCCGGGACTTGATGCTCGACCTGATGGGGATCCTCGACGGCTCCGTCCTCATCGGCTCCAACCCCGCCTTCGACGAGCGGTTCCTCACCAAGCTCTTCCGGCAGGCCGGCACCACCCCGGCATGGCACTACCGCAGCCGTGACATCGCCACGATGGCCGTCGGCCACCTCTACGGGCAGGCCTACACGCTCACCAAGCAGAACTGCGACGCCGAGTTCTACGCCCGCGCCGACCGGCTCCTCGACGACGGCTGGCACTCCTACGAACTGTCCCGCCTCATGGGCATCGAACCGCCCGCCAAGGGTGTCGCCCACACGGCGCTTGGTGACGCGCGCTGGGCCCGCGACGTGTACGACGCAATCACGAAGGCTGACGCGTTCTACGCCGCGTCCGATGAGCAGCTCGCCGAGATGGCGGGCGAGGCGCTCTCGCAGTTCCACGGCGGCCAGCAGTGACCGCCGCCGTCGAGGTCGAAGCGCCCGCCATCGTCGACGGGCTTCCGGCCGACGTCTACCACGCAGACGTCACGTCGATCTCATCGACCGGGCTGCGGGCCCTCCTCAACCCCGGCTGCCCCGCCCAGTTCAAGTACGACCGCGACCACCCGCAGCCGCCGAAGCGGGAGTTCGACCTCGGCAACGCCGTCCACGCCGCGGTACTGGGGGAGGGCCACGACATCGTCGAGATCGACGCGCCCGACTACAAGAAAGGCGACGCACAGGCCGCGAAGCGTGCTGCCTACGCCGCAGGCAAGGTGCCGCTCCTGCCCAAGGAGAAGGCCCAGGTCGACGCGATGACGGAAGCCATCCGCCAGCACCCAGTTGCCGGACCGCTGTTCGCCCCCGGTACAGGGGTCGCGGAACGGTCGATCTACTGGACAGACACTGCGACCGGCGTCCGCTGCCGGGTACGCCCGGACTGGATGCCCGCCCGGGGGGACGGCCGGCTTGTAGTCGTCGACTACAAGACCTGCCGCGCCGCAGACCCCGCCAGCCTCCAGAAGGCCGTCTACGAGCACGGATACCACCAGCAGGCCGCCCTCTACCTCAACGGCGTCAAAGCCCTCGACATCACCGGCGACCAAGAACCCGCATTCGTCTTCGTCTTCCAGACCAAGACCGCGCCCTACCTGGTGCACCTCGTCGAGCTCGACTTCCCCGCCCTCGCCCTTGGTGCCGCCCGCAACGAACGGGCCCTACGCATCTACGCCGACTGCGAGCGCACCGGCATCTGGCCCGGCTTCAACGACGCCATCACCTACCTGCCCCTGCCCGTCTGGGGCGAGAAGCGCGACCAAGAGGAGTACCTGTGAACCAGCCCGTCCCACTCCCGTCCAGCCAGAGCCCGGCCCGCATCGGGCAAGGCACCGCCGTCGAGCAGTCCCGCGCCGCCGCCGAAGTTCAGGCCGCAGTCGTCGTCGCCCAGCAGTGCCCCCGCAACATCCAGGGCGCCGTCGCCCAGATGCGCGAGTCCTGCAACCAGATGTTCCTCGCCGAGCGGGCCTTCTACCGCTACCCCAAGGGCGGGCAGACCATCACCGGCGCCTCCGTGCACCTGGCCCGCGAACTCGCCCGCTGCTGGGGCAATCTCCAGTACGGGCTCGTCGAGATGCGCCGCGACGACGACTACGGCCAGTCCGAGATGCAGGCCTTCGCCTGGGACGTACAGACCAACTCCCGCAACAGCTCGACGTTCATCGTCCCGCACCGCCGCGACACGAAGAACGGGCCGCAGGCCGTCACGGACATGCGGGACATCTACGAGCTGAACACGAACAACGGCTCCCGCCGCGTCCGTGAAGCGATCTTCGCGATCCTGCCGCCCTGGTTCGTCGAGGAAGCCAAGGAGATCTGCAACAAGACGCTCCGGGACGGAGGGGGCAAGCCCCTCGCCCAGCGCGTAGCCGACGCGATCAAGACTTTCGAGGGCATCGGCATCACTGCCGACCGCATCGAGGCCCGCCTGGAGCGGCCGTCGGCGAAGTGGACCGAGCACGACGTCGCCCAGCTCATCGTCATCTACAAGTCGATCCAGCGCGGCGAGATCACCGCCGAGGACGAGTTCCCCGCCCCGCGCGTAAGCACCGACGAGCTCACCGGCGGCAAGACGCCGAAGCCTGCCGAACCCGCCCAGCAGTAGCCCGCACACGCCAGAGCTGGCCGCGGGCAGTGCGGCCAGCTCATAACCCCAAGGAAAGCACACGCCATGGACAGCACGCCGCGCAACGGCCGGTGCCAGCACTGCGGCCAGACCCGCCCCCTCTTCAAGCACGAGGGCGAGCTCCAGTACTGGGGCTACGACCCGACCGACACCGCGTGGCTCTGCGCCCGCGACCACAGCGCCCGCGAGATCGCCATCGAGAACGACCGCGCCTTTCACATCAACCGCGCCATCAAGCCCTTCGCCGAGACGGAGGCCGCGTCATGACCCCCGAGCCGGCCGAGGGCCGGTGCGAGCGCTGCCGTCAGCCGCGCCCCCTGTTCCCCCGCAAGCCCGACCACGACTGCATCGACGGCATCGGCCGCGTCGACCTCATCGAAGCCGCCCGCCTGATCGCAGAGATCGAAGACCAGGGCGACCACTGGTGCACCCGCCGCATCGAAGGCCTGCCGCCGATCCAACTCTGCGTCCGCTGCCACGACGCCGACGCCGCCGAAGAAGCCGCACACGCCAAGGAGCACCAGCTGTGACCACCACCCCCGCTGAGGCTCGCGAGCAGGCGAACGCGACGCTCGCCGTCCTGTACGCCGACGTCACTGACTGGGACACGGCAGTCCTCAACCAGGCCATCGACGCAATCGGCGGCGACGGCAGGCCCTTCTCGGCCAACGACTTGCGGGCCGTCCTCCCCGAACTCGCCCACGGCGCGGCCGGCCTCTTCTTCCACTCGCTGGTCCGGCGCCGTAACCCCCGCCAGCTCGTCACCGTCGGCGAAGAGCCGTCCACCGCCGCATCCACCCACGGCAAGGCGATCAAGGTGTACGTGCTGTCCGCCGAACGCCTCGAAGCCATCGCCGCCCGCACCGAGCAGCGGAAGGCGGCGTGATGGTCATCGCCCTCACCGTCGGCCTGCTCGCCGCCGCCTGCGGCCTCTCCGCCGCCCTGTACACGCTCATCGAGTGGTGGGCCGGGAGGCGGACGTGAAGGAAGACGCGCTCGAGCTGATCGCCACCTACACCGCCATCGCCAACGCCCTCGCAGTGGTCATGGTCCTCGCCGCGGTCATCGTCCTCGGCTTCACCGCCTGGGTCGTGATCTCCCTCGGCTGCCTGGCCTTCGACCGCATCGGCGACTCGTACACCCGCGCCAACCAGACCATCGCCGACATCCAGCAGACAGGGGAGGAGAAGCCGTGACCACCGCCGATCACATCCCGTCCCGCGGCTGCTACCAGCGGGGATGCCGCGACAACCAGTGCACCCGCATCAACAAGCAGTACGAGACCCAGCTGGAGCTCGACCACCTCCATGGGTACCAGCGCAAGATCGACGCCACGCAGACCCGCAACCACATCGAACGCCTCCACGCCAACGGCTGGATCAACCGACAGATCGCCGAAGCCGCGAACGTCTCACGAACCGCAATCAGCGACATCGCCCGCGGTCAAGCCGAAGCCCGGACCACCACCGCCACCGCCGTACTCGCCCTCCGCATCGGGCCCCCGCCCGTTCAGGTCTTCGGTGTCGACGCCACAGGCACAATCCGGCGCATCCAGGCCCTCATGTACCTCGGCCACACCTGCAAGGTCATCTCGACACACACCGGCATCGGCGTCGACAAGCTCCAACGGATCGCCGCCGGATGGTTCCCCCGCATCAGCGAGAAGGACGCCACAACCGTGGCCCGCGCCTACAGGCGGCTCATCGCCATACCCGGCCACAGCGACAAAACCCGCGCGCACGCCCGCAAGAAGGGCTGGCACGGACCTCTCGCCTGGGACGCGATCGACGACCCGAAGTGCAAGCCCGACGCGGCGACAGGCCGTGAACGTCCTGGCCGCGAACGGCAGCCGGTCGACCCGCGCAGCGTCGTCCGCCTCACCGGACAAGGCCTCAGCGCCGCTCAGATCGCCTCACGGCTCGGAGTCGACAAACGCACCGTCACCCGCGCACGCAGCCGCGCACGAGACCTGGAGGCAGCAGCATGAGCTACCGCAACGACGAAACTGCCCTCACGGTCATGGACTGGTTCTGTGGGGCCGGCGGCAGCTCGCAGGGCATGCACTCCATCCCCGGCGTGCGCATGGAGCGGGCGGCGAACCACTGGGAGCGGGCGATCGAGTCGCACGCAGCGAACTTCCCCACCGTCGACCACTACCGCGGCGACATCCGCGAAGCCCCCGTGGAGACTTGGCCTGTCACCGACATCTTCTGGGCCTCGCCGGAATGTCCGCAGTGGTCCAACGCCCGCGGCAAGAAGCGTGACTTCGACGCCTCGATGCAGGGCGATCTCTTCCAGGGGTTCGGCCCCTCCGAGGAAGTCGAGCGCTCCCGCGCGCTCATGGAGGAAGTCCCCATGTACCTGCGGGGCGTCCAGCAGCGCGGCGGCCTCGTCAAGGCCGGCGTCGTCGAGAACGTCGTCGACGTCCGCGCCTGGGACCAGTGGGACCGCTGGATCGGCGAAATCCGCAAGCTCGGCTACGAGACCCGCGTCATCGCCCTCAACTCCATGCACGCCGACCCGCGCACCGTCCACAAGGCGCCGCAGTCCCGCGACCGCCTGTACGTCGCCTACTGGCACACGAGCCTTGGCCGCACCCCCGACTGGAACAAATGGCTGCGCCCGCGCGCCTGGTGCACCGGCTGCGACACCTGGGTGCAGGCCGTGCAGCGGTTCAAGCAGCCCGGACGTGACATGGGCCGCTACCGCCAGCAGTACGTCTACCGCTGCCCCAACGCGACGTGCCGCAGCCAGATCGTCGAACCCGAAACGCTGCCCGCCGCCGCAGCTATCGACTGGGCCATCCCCGGGCAGCGCATCGGCGACCGCACCAAGCCCCTGGCCGACAAGACCCTCGCCCGCATCCAAGCCGGCCTCGACAAGTTCGCCCGGCCGATCACCCTCGAAGCCGCCGGGAACACCTTCGAGCGCAGGCCTGGCGTGCGGACCTGGCCTGTCGACGCTCCGCTCACCACGCAGACGACGACGCCGACCAAGGCCATGGCCTACGAGCCGTTCATGGTCCCGGCCGGGGGCACCTGGCGAAACGACCCCTCAAGCGTCCTCGACCCTATGGCGTGCCGGACCACGCGCGAGAACGACGGCCTGGCCATACCGCCCCTGCTGATCCCCGTCGAAGGCCGTGACGGCAAGGAGCCCGCCTCCGCCCACAACCCGCTGCGCACCCAGACCGCCCGCAACGAGACGGGCCTGGCCTGGCTGCCGTTCATGGTGACGATGCGCGGCGGCGGCGACCAGCTCCGCGGGCGGTCCATCGGCGAGCCCGTCGGGACCGTCTCCGCCAATGGCAACCACCACGGCCTCGTCACCCCCGACATCCCCGCCATGGTCATGCGGAACAACGGCAGCAAGGGAGACGGCGGCGAGCACTGCACCAGCGTTGCCGAGTACCTCCGCACGATGACGACCGCAGGCCACCAGTCCCTCGTCACCTGGGAACACCTCCTCGTCCCCTACTACGGCAACGGCACCGCCAAGACCGTCGCCGAACCAGTCGGGACGCTCTCCACCCGCGACCGGTACGCCCTCGTCACCGGCGACGTCGACATCAACGACGTCCTCTTCCGGATGCTCGAACCCCACGAAATCGGCCGCGCAATGTCGTTCGCCGATCAGTACATCGTCCTCGGCTCCAAGCGTGAACGCGTCCGCCAATACGGCAACGCCGTCACCCCCAACTGCGCCGAAGTCATCGTCTGCGCCCTCGTTGAAGCCATCACCGGCGACGACATCGACCGGCATGCAGAGACCGAGTTCCAGGCCGCGGCCTAACTGACCACCAGGTCACGTGCCCGTGCGTGGCCACAACCACTTCCAGATCGGAGAACCCCATGACCACCCAACCGACCGCGTACTGCGGCCACGGCGACTGCGTCCAGGCCGTGAACGAGTGGACCGCCGTCGGCCACCCCAACGTCACCTACGAGCACGTCGGTCCTGTCATGACCCACCGCAGCGAAGTCCTCTTCTACGCTCGCCGCGACTGGCTCGCCAACGGCTATGAGGCAGCCGCCGCTGATGGCAGCCCTTACACGGACGAGCAGCGAAGCGCCTACGCGATGCGCGACCGCGAGCGGCTCCACCGGGCCGCTGCGCGGGAGGCTCGGCGCCGTCGCGCCGCCGCGTGACCGGCCGCCGGACCCGCGCCGGGCCCTGACCCGGACGACGACCGCAGACCGCCTTATCCGTACCGCACCAGCAGGAAGAAGACCGTCGTGACCTTGGACGCCATGCCGCGATCGGAGGGGGAGTGATGGGGATCAAGCGCGTAGTCGAGGTTCTGCTGCACGCCCCCGCCGACCTCACGCCGGCCGAGCGGATGGTGCTGATGGCTATCGGTGAGAACGTCCGAGACGGCGATCCGAAGCGGATGACCTGGCCGGATTTCAACATGCACGTGTTGGCTGAGCGGTCTGGTCTCACGGGTACCGGCACGTTGAAAGCGGCCCTGCAGCGGCTTGGTAAGCGCGGCCTCGAGGTGCGCGTCCCGATCATGTCTGACCGGAATGGCAGGCCGGTCTTCGCGCTCCCGGGCAAGCAGTGCCGCTACCGCTTTCCGGTCCTGAACGAAGGGGAGAACACAGTCTCCCCTTCGGAGGCGGAAGGGGAGAACACAGTCTCTCCAGGGGAGAACACAGTCTCCCCAATGGGGAGAACACAGTCCCGTCAGGAGAGAACAGGGTCTCCCCCTACCCCTCACCCCTCAACCCCTCCCCCCTCCAAGCGCGCCGAGGGGGACACCGCGGCGCCGTCGGAGCTCGCCGAAGAACGCCAGCAGCAAGACGAAGCTGTCGCCGAAGCGGTCCAGTTCCTCGAGAACCTGCCCGCCCCATGGACCGTCGGGCCACGCACCGCCACCGCCATGGCCCATGACCTCGTCGCCATGACCGACCGGCAGGGCTGGGCCCTCGACGACGAACTGCTCGTCAGGCTCACCGACAAACCCGAAGGCGTCCGCAACCCCAGCCAGATCCTCCGCATCCGCATCGGCGACCTCCCCAAGCGCATCAAGAAGCCGAAGCCCCGCGCCTCCCCGCCGCTGCACCCCTGGTGCGGTGCATGCGCCGACGGAGCCAAAGCCGCCGAACGCGAAGGCCGACTCCGCCTCGTCTACGACGACGCCGGCCACGCCCACCCCTGCCCCAAGTGCCATCCGGACATGACCAGCAAAGCCGCCTGAACGGAGAACACGTCATGGAAGAGCCGAACTTCGACCGCATCCCTCCGCAAGACATTGACGCCGAGCAATGCGTCCTCGGCGGAATGCTCCTCTCCAAGCGCGCCATCGCCGAAGTCCTCGAGGTCGTTGCCGCGGACGACTTCTACCGGCCTCAGCACGAGACCGTCTTCCGTTCCATCGTCGATCTCTACAGCCGCAACGAGCCGGCCGACCAGATCACCGCCGCCAACTACCTGCGCGAGCTCGGCATCCTCGGCAAGGTCGGCGGCCCGGCCTACCTCAGCGAACTCGTCCGGTCCGTCCCGACCGCCGCGAACGCCGAGTACTACGCGGAGATCGTTCGCGACTGCGCCATTCGCCGCCGCATCGTCGAGGCCGGGCACCGCATCACCGAGATTGGTTACGCCGGGGAGGGGGAGGCGCAGCACGCAACCGATGCCGCACAGGCGGAACTCGCCGGCGTGATGAAGGCCGCCGAGGACGCCGACTCGGCCTTGCTTGGTGAAGATCTCCCTGACGTCGTTGCCGAACTCGAGCAGCTGCAGACCGAAGGTCGCGCCATCGGAGTCTCGACCGGCTTCAATGATCTCGACGACCTGCTGCACGGTCTCCACCCCGGCCAGATGATCATCATTGCTGGGCGTCCGGGTCTCGGGAAATCCACCCTCGGTGTCGACTTCCTGCGCGCCGCGTCCCTTCGCGACAAGACCCCTGCGGCGTTCTTCAGCCTCGAAATGTCCCGCCGCGAAGTCCAGCACCGCATCATCTCTGCCGAATCCATGATCGGCCTGCACAAGATCCGCGGCGGCCAGATGACCAACCAGGACTGGGCCGCCTTCGCCAACCAGATGGACCGGCTCACCACCGCCCCGCTGACCATCGACGCCACACCCAACCGGACCGTCACTCAGATCAAAGGCCGCTGCCGCCAGATCAAGCTTAAGACCGGCCTTGGCCTCGTCGTCATCGACTACCTGCAACTCCTCGACACCCCCGGCAAGAAGCGCGCAGAGAACCGCCAGGTCGAAGTATCCGAGATGAGCCGCGGCATCAAGCTCATGGCCAAGGAACTCGGCGTCCCCGTCGTCGTCCTTTGCCAGCTCAACCGTGGGCCCGAACAGCGCACAGACAAGAAGCCCCTGGTGTCCGACCTCCGCGAGTCCGGAAGCCTCGAGCAGGACGCCGACGTCGTCATCCTCGTCCACCGCGAAGACGCCTACGACCGGGAGTCCGCGCGCGCAGGCGAAACTGACCTGATCGTCGCCAAGCACCGGGCCGGGCCCCTCTCGACGGTGACCGTCGCCAGCCAGCTTCACTTCAGCCGCTTCCGCGACATGGGCGCGTGATGGCGGGCTACCAGGCGGACGACCTCGCAGCCATCCGTGAAGAAGGCTCCCTCGTCGCCCTCTTCACCCAGCTCGCCGGTCAGACCCTCAAGCCGGAGTCCGAGTCCGAGCCCGAGCCGGACGACGGACCGAGCTACCACATATCCCGCCCCGGGGCCTGGCCGTGCGGCACCGCCCCCGCCGGGGCCATCCCGGTGCCCTGCGGCGACTGCCAGACGACGCCGCCTGATCCCCGCACGTAGAACCACGCCCGACCACCAGCACGCAATCAAGGAGCACGACATGACCGAGATCCACCAGCACGACCGGCTCGCTGCCTGTCCGGCTGGCGAGGAGTGCACCGAGGGGGTGCGAACGCTCTTCAAGCCGTTGAGGAGCGGCGCACTGCCCATGCACCGCAGCCGCTCTGGCGAGCCCTGCAAAGGCGCCCGGCAGATGCCGACCGCGCCGCCGGTGTACGCCCCCGCCCCGTGATCCCTGGTACTGGCCTCCGCCTGCAGCTATCAGGCGGAGGCCAGCCCGAACATCCTCTCTCACCGATCAAGGAGAACCGCAATGCCCGAGCAGACCGCCGCCGTCGAAGGGTGGGCCCGCATGCTGTGTGCTGCTGACGTTCACGTGAATGACGGCGATCACCCCACCTGGCAGCAGCTTTCCGCAATGCCGGGCGGCCAGGACGAGTACCGCAAGGCTGCCCGGTGGCTGCTGCCGCGCCTGACGGTCGGCCAGCCCGCCCCGCCGTCCGCGCCCGCCGACGCCGACCTCCGCGACCGCATCCGCCGCGCCTGCGCTGAGGCCGACGGGTTCCGCTTCGCGTGCCTTGAGTCGCACGACTACCAGAAGCACGCCGACGCAATCCTGGCCCTTTTCCCGCCGTCCGCCTACCGCCGTCTCCTGGCCCGCCTGGAAGCCGACCGCGCCAGCCATCTGCGGGCAGCCGGGCAGGCCACGGAGGAGGTGCTGCGCATCGACGGCGCCGTTTCCGCCTCCACCCTCCGTCACGCCACCGCGATGGCCGTCCACGCCTTCGAAGGGCCGGACGCGGCGGAGGCCTACATGCAGCGCACGGAGGGCGGGGAAGCCGGGCAGGACCCCGCTGTCCTCCCCGCACCTGCTGACCAGGCCGCCGATGGGGCGTTCCGTGTCGGCACAAACGTGCGGGCCGAGCTCCGCCGCATGGCCGACGAGGCGCAGCAGGCCGAGCCGGAATGTTCGGCGTCCATCTCCGGCATCTGCCTGTCCCTGTTCGAGGCGGACGTGCCGTGCGACACCAGTGCCGGTGAGTGTGTACACGGAGGCAAGTCCGGCGACGAGCAGGCGGACCGCGTCCTCGACGAGCGTGTGGCCGCCGCGAAGGAGCAGTCCAGCTTCGAGCGCTCGGACGTTGGCACGGAGTTCGTGCAGCAGATCGACAACCTGGATGAGCAGGCGCTCGCCAAGGTCGAGGCGGAACTCGTCGAGTCCGGCGTCGAAACCCCCGGCTGCGACTGCGGGCACGACGGGATGGGCGTCCGCTGGCACGACACCGCCTGCATGTGGAGGTCTGGCAAGGACGAGGCGCGGCAGGTCGACGCGGCGGGGGAGGACCGGTGAGGGAGAAGCTGATCCGCGACGGTATCCCGAAACTCGCCGCCGACGCCGGTGACCCGATCACCGTCCGTACCGCCACACCCGCCGAGCTTCCGGCGCTACTGCGGGCCAAGCTCACCGAAGAGACCGCCGAGGCCATCGACGCAGGCGAGGACGGGCTGCTCGGCGAACTGGCCGACGTCCTGGAAGTCGTGCACGTCATCGCCGCCCTGCACGGCCACACGCCCGCCGACCTTGAGCAGGCGCGCGTCGACAAGGCCGGGGCACGCGGCCGGTTCGAGCAAGGGCTCGTCATGCAACTGCCCGATGGGGAGGGCCGATGATCCGCGAGGACAAGTTCCTGATCTCCCGCAAGCCCTACGCCGTCGACCTGGGCAGCCTGCGCGGCAGCCGCACCGACACCCCACAAGGCCGCAACGAGTACTACTTCTCCGGCCGCATCAACGCCGTCTGGTTCCGCCGCCGCAACGGCGTAACCGTCGCCTGCATCGGCGAACTGTGGGACCTCCAACACCCCGAGCCCGCCGACGGCCGCCAGTTCCTGGAACGGCACGCCGACGGCCGCCACGGAGGCGACTGCCACGGCCGATGGGACGGCGACTCCTACTGGGGCAACGTCACCCTCGCCGAACAGGAACGGCACCTCGCCATCCTGCGGCCGATGCTCGCCAACTACGCGGCCATACCCGACGGGTTCGACGGTTGGTACACGTTTCAGGAGGCGAGGTAGTCGTGCCAAATCAGCTTTGCGATCTTGCTGGCAGCCGCTTCGGACGACTCACGGTTCTACGCCAGGGACCTCGGGACCGGGGCCGTACCTACTGGATCTGCATATGCGACTGCACCCCTGGCCGAGAGGTGAAAGTGCGTGCCGACGTACTACGCCGGGACGGCGGGGTCCGGAACTGTGGGTGCCGGAAGAACGAGAAGGCCGCCCAGGCTGCTCGGAAGTCGGACGACGTGATCGGGTACGGCAGCGCGCACGACCGCGTCCGCAAAGCGCGAGGCCACGCCCGGACTCACTTGTGTGTGACCTGCGGGGGAAGCGCTACGGATTGGGCTCTGAAGAAGGACGCCCCGACCAGGCGCATCGCGCAGGCGGGCCCCTCTGCCGGCTACCCGTTCTCCCCCAACCCGGGCGACTACCAGCCGATGTGCCGCTCCTGCCATGGCTCATATGACCGCGATGTTCCTTGGCGGCCGAAGCCCAGGGTCGTGCGCGGGATTACGCGGAAGATCCTGAGCGGCGACTTTGCCGTGGGCGTGCAGCTGCCGCCGTTGAAGGAGATCGCGGGCGAGTACGGCGTGGGGTCGAACACAGTCCACCGCGCCACGGTCGCGCTCGCCAGGCTGGGGCTCATCGAGCCGCACGGCCGAGGCTATCGAGTCGCCCCTCCTGACGGCTGGTGGACGTTCCAGCCCGCGAGGGGAGGCGCGTGATGGCCGCATGTACTCCCGTGGACGAGCTGATCGCGGCAGCCGACAAACTCCAGCCCCTCGCTACAGCAGCCCAGCACGATCTCGAAACCGGCGACTACTGGTCCGGCTACGACAAGAAGACCGCCTGGTTCGACGGCATGACCAACGGCATGGGCGGCGAGTCCGGCGATCTCGCCGGGGTGCTCAGCCCGACCGTGGCCCTCGAACTGTGCCGCCTGCTGCGCGCCGAAGCCCGCCGCCTCACCACAACCACGCACCCGGGCTGGCAGGAAACCGTCTCCCCGCACGCCATCGCCATCGCCCGCGCCATCAACACCTGACCAGGAGGAACCCATGCTCGAACCCGACCAGTGGAAGACGATCTACAGGCTCGTGGGCTGGCTCGACCGCGAGAACGGCCGCGACCAGACCGAGTTGACGCTGCGGCTGCTGAAGCTGTCCGAGGAAGTCGGCGAAGTCTCGCAGGCCTGGATCGGTCACACCGGCCAGAACCCCCGCAAGGGCATCACGCACACCCGGCGTGACGTGTGCGACGAGCTGGTTGACGTCATCGTCACCGCAGCTGTCGCTCTCGTGTCGATCGCGGACGGCAACCCGGACGACATGGTCGCCGAGAAGCTCGCCAAGATCGAAGCCCGCGCCGGGGTGGCGACCTGATGGGCCGCGCGATCCGCCTCCGCGACGTCGACGCCGTGCTCGCCTACAACGGCTACGAGCCGTCCGAGTACGGCCCCGAGGCCGGGTGGGCGCCCGGCTACCGCCTCGCCCAGGCAGGCCGACGGCAGGTCAACGCCTTCCACGACGGGCCCGGTGAGCAGGACGGCCTCGAGCAGTACCGGCTCGAACTCCAAGCCGCCGGCTACTGCGTGATCCCCGACCGGATGGAAGGCGGCGGACGACGCCGCCTCCACGTCACCCGACCCTGAACCCCCGGTGGGTGGCGGTCACGGCCGCCGCCCACCCCCACCGCAAGGAGCACCCGATGACCCTCGTCCGCCTGACCTGGCAGCCCGACGACTCCGTCGCCGAGACCATGACCGCAGACTTGCCGGCGGCCCGGGTCGGTGAACTCCAAGCCCTGCTCGCCGACCCGGACACCGATTTCGGCGAGGCGGCCATGTGGATCCCGGTACGCCTCGACACCGAGCCGCCTGGTGCGCCCTTCATGAAGCGCCTGTTCCGGCTGTCCCGCATCACCGCCGTGACCCGCGCGGACAAGCGATGACCGCCCGTCCGGCTCCCGTCTACCTCGATCCGGCGATCACCGAGATCCTCACCCGCTGCTACCGCGGCGAACTCGCGCGCGACGTGATCGGCCGCGCCGTGAAACTCCTCGCCGACGCTGACGGGCACCTCGACCCATCCGGCCGCATCAAAGGCCGCCCCGGCGGACGAACCACCACCAGGTGGCCCGCATGATCGCCGGGCAGGCTGTCGAGCCGTGCGGTCCGAGCGACGGTGTCCACGCCGACCACGCCACCGACGAGGCCGGCTGGCACCCCGACTACCGCGGCCAGATCGCCAACGACGACACCGCCGCCATCGAACTCGTAGCCGTGACGGGGGAGTGGCTGTGACGATCAAGCTGACCGCCCGCGAGCTTGAAGTCCTGGAGCTGATCGCCAACGGCTTCACCCACGAGGAGATCGCCGAGAGGCTTGCCGTCAGCAAGGGCGCCGTCGATAAAGCATTGCAGCGTGCCGTGATGCGCGTCGGCGCTCTCACGACCCCTCAGGCCGTCTATCTCGCAGTCCAGGCGGGAATCCTTGCCGGACGCCCCAAGAGGCGCACAGGGCCGCCCAGGCAGCCGCTCACGGCCAAACAAGCCGAAGTCCTCACCAGCGCAGCCGACGGAGCGAGCCTCACCACTGTCGCCGGACGCCTCGGCATCACCCGCGATCAAGTCTCCGCGCGCCTCGCCGAGGGCTACCTCCGCCTAGGCGTCACCCACCTGCCCCGCGGCCAACGCCGTGCCGCAGCCGTCACCGTGGCCCGCGAACGCGGACTCATCCCAGCCACCAGCCAGAAGGACGCCGCATGAGCACCGCCCTGACCGTCGCCATCTGGCTGGCCTGCGCCTGGATGGTCCTCGGCTTCATCGCCCTCGGGGTCGCCATCCACCGCATCCGCCGCGACCGCAAGGAACAGCCGTGACCGAGCCCCGCGCCCCCCGCCCCCTGACCGACGCCGACCTCCTCGCCTGGGCGGTCGTCCTCGAATACCGCCGCCAGCAAGGCAGGGCCGGGATCCAAGACCTGCTGCTGCCGTTCCCGCCCTGCCCGGCCTGCGGCCAACCCGTCGCCGAGGCAACCGCATGGTGGGAGCGTGAACCCCACTGGGACGACGTCACCATCGACATGCGGCCGTGCGGCGACGCCCACCACGCCTCCATCGGCGACGTCCAGCGAATCCAGCCGCATCTCACCGCCATGCTGGCCAGCCTCGAGGACAAGCCCCGGCACACCGACGACATCGTCCGCGACGCCATCCAACTGGCCGGCGGGGCGGCCGAACAGCCGGACACGGATCTCCGCCAACTCGCCTACGACGCCGCGGTCGCGTGCCTCGCCGCCAACCCCGACGTACCGCGCGACCTCGTCAGCCGCAACGCCATCGCCTGGCTGGCCATCCACGCCGCAGTCGACGCGATCCTCGGCGCCCGGATAACCCCGGACAACCCTGCGGCCAGCAGCGATAGGGCGGACAACTCGCGGGAGGGCTGGTGACCGCCTACCTCCTCGACGTTCCCGAGCTCCGCAGGCGCCTCGAGACCCGGCGCCGGGAGCAGGGCCTGACCTGGCGGCAGCTCGCTGACCTCGTCGACGTGTCCCCGTCCACGTTCTCCCGCATGGCCGACGACAAGCGGCCCGACGCCGACGCCCTCGTATCGCTGCTCGTATGGCTCGACCTCGATACCGACATAGCCGTCATGATCAAGCCCAAGGAGTCTGCATGACCGACCAGTTGCCCCGCCGTTTCCACCTCGTCCGCGACGTCGACGAAACCGGCACCTCCGGTGTCGGCACGGTCGTCGAGGGCCTGGAGTTCACCGACGGGACTGTCGCCCTCCGCTGGCTGACTGCCACCACTTCGACTGCGATCTACGCGTCGATAGCGGACGTCGAAACCATCCACGGGCACGGAGGGAAGACCCGCGTCGAGTGGGTCGACGACCACCCCACCCCCGACGGCCCGACCGTCGCCGAAGCCGCCGCCGACGACCTCGCACACTGGCAGCAGCGTGAGTGGGAAGACACCAGCCATGAATGACCTCCGAACCCGCCTGGCCGCCGCCCTCCAACGCGCCAGCCACCGCATCGCCGGACGGCACGTGTACCTGTCCACCGGCTGCCTCCACGACGACCACGACTACTGCCAGAACATGACCGGGCTTGGCGGGGCCAAAAGGCCGGGGCGCTGTAAGCACTGCGATGCGTTTTGTCGGTGCTCTTGTCACGGGGAAAGGAGTGCCTCGTGAGCGAAGTGGCAAGCCAGACGAAGTTGTGCACCTGCGGATGCGGAGAGCCTGCACCCATCGCCACAAGGAACCGGAAAGCCATCGGCCACGTGAAGGGCGAGCCACTGCGGTACATCCACGGGCATCAAGGCCGTGGGCTCGGCGCTCAACAACGTGCCCGCATAGCCGCCGAACTCGAGAGTCTTGAGGTGTGCGGCCTCTGTGAGTGCGGCTGCGGGCAAGAGGCTCCGATAGCAAAGGTCACCAACCGCAGGAGGGGCTTCGTCAAGGGGCAGCCGCAGAGGTACATCAGGGGGCACTCGTCCCGCAAGCAGCGCAACCCCTGCACCGCCGACGAGTGCGAGCAACTCACAACATCGGTGTACTGCGTCAAGCACGAAGCCCGCATGCGTCGCCACGGCGATCTCGTCGGCAAGCGACCCAGTGGAACGGCGGAGGAGCGCTACTGGCGCTACGTGACTACGACCGACGGCTGCTGGGAGTGGTCCGGTAGCCGAGCCGACACCGGATACGGCGTCCACTGGACCGACGAGAAGAAGCTAGTGGGTGCTCACCGCTTCTCCTATGAGCTACACAATGGCCCGATTCCAGATGACCTCCACCTCGACCATCTGTGCCGTGTCCGGCACTGCGTCAACCCTGCCCACCTGGAGCCAGTGACTCCGGCGGAGAACAATCGGCGTGCGCGGGCCGCCCGCGCTGAGCCGAATGCGGCATGAGCGATGCCCACTGCATCTGCCGTTGCCACCGCACCACCAGCAAGGAGCAGTCGTGACCAGTCCTCTCGCCGTCGGTGACGTGATCCACGGCTTTGCCCACGGGGCATTCGGCCGCGATCACTACGACTGCGTCCGCATCGAAGCCGTCGGACCGGACTGGATCGTCGCCCGCGACCCCGACTCCGAATGGAACGGGCCCAGCTTCACGACTGGCCAGCGCAGCCTCGAGCTGTGCCAGCAATCCCGCGACGAACCGTGCAGCCACGCCCGTCACCGGCAAGAAATGGTCGGCGAACCCGACGCGCGCTGTCCCCTCGACGGCCGTCGGCCGCCGCTCGCCGATGATCAGCGGCCACTCACCGACTATCACCCAACGTGACCACGGAAGGCCTCATGCGCAGAGATAGTTACACCCAGGCGAAACTATCTCTGCGAGAACAGCAGCCCGGTAGTTACGCAAGGTCACGCGACGGCACCCGCGCGGCCAGGTTCGACAGCAGCACCCCGACCGTCCCCGCGTCCGGCCTCCCGCCGTTCACCACCGCCGCGAGCACGTCCAGCACGTCGTGCGCCTCGCCGAGCGTCAACAGCGGCAGCAGCGGGGCCGGCGGATCGGCGGCAGTCGGAAGGTCAGCGGAGAGGTCCATGACCGAGACAACGACGAAGATCCGGGTGGGGGACGGGTGGGAGTTCGACTACGCCTTCTCGGACGTGCGGTACCGGTCGATGAACTTGTCCACCGTGGCTGGGTCGCGGCGCATCGCCGCCATCAACTGGTTCTTGCGGAAGCGCTCACGCCCCGCCTCCAGGAGCTTCTCGTAGCCGTCACGCGCCTCGACGATGCGCTCCACAGCCAGGAACTCGATCACGTCCTCCAGGCACGGCCTGAACCTCTTCCCGCCCACCGGAAAGTGAAGTGCGGCAAGAGACCGCCCAGGATCGCACTTCGGATCGTTCAGCGTTCCGAAGAACTGCGATGACGCGTTGACCTGCAGGTGGGCGTCCGGGTAGCCGTCAGCTTTGTCTCGCTCGTAGTCGTAGTGGAACAGGCCGTGCTTGGCATCCTCGGAGCCGAACAGGCCGACGAACGACTTGTGGACCATCAAGTGTTCGCGCTCCGCGTCCAGGCGCATCTGGAAGCTGACGTCCATCCACAGCTCGACCTTCGGTGCCCGCGGCTTCAGCTGGAAACGCTGGGCCGTCAGTGTTCGCTTGTCGAGCAAGTGTCCGAGCATGAAAAGGCGGTCGTCACCCACTTGGAGTGCGACCGCCTTTATCTGCACGTGATGAGCGATCGTGCCGTTCAGGAGAGCTTGGATCTCCTTGGTGAATCCGATCGTCTGGTCACGAAGCTTGTCAGAGATCAAGTGCGCCGCCGATGGATACCCATAGGGACTGCGCCTGAGCTGAGCTGAAGTCGCGTTCGCGGGCCATGTCGCGCAGCTGCGCGTAGCTCAAGCCGAGCCGGTCCAGGGCCGCGTAGGCAGCCTCGCGGAACTCTTCCTGAGTGACCTCGGTGATGACGTCGTCGTCGTGGTCGGCGTGCCGCTGTTCCTGAATGGTCATCCGAATCGCCCCTACCCCCCAGTAGCTTCTCGATGACAGTGTCCCCCAAGGGTCTGACACTCTGGCCTAGGCCACCAGACGGCGTCCACCCCGACGACGCCCCTACCGATAGGTTCCCCCTTTCGCGCGGACAGCACCCACTCGCTTGCCTCTTTGTGCGGATCCGCACCGCCACCCGTTCGAACCGGCGCCAAGCGTGGGGCGCCTTGCCGCCCACCGCCTACAGCGGGACCCTGACGGAGACGCAAGGAGCACCGATGGCCTGGGTTGATCGCGAGCACATCCCGACGCTGGAGCAAGACCACCGCTACGTCCGGCTGATCAACCTGTCGAAGCGGCTCCTGGAGGCCAAGGTGCCCGCATGCGGCAACTGCACCGGCGGAACCATCACCGTGCGGGACGCCGACGGCAACGAAACCACCGTCGACTGCGGCGAATGCCAAGGCACTGGAGAAGTCGGCACGCTCGTCGACAACGAGGAGAACGGCGAAGCCGGCGGACGGTAGGCGCGGTTAGCTGACGTCGGGCAGCTGCTCAACACCAGGCGGCAACGGTGCCGGGTTGTACAGGCTCGTGGCCCGCTCTGCATTCGCGTTGCGCATCACCACCAGCCACGACCACGGATTCGGCAGTTCGATCCCCGGACAGACCAGCCGGTGCGGAATCCGGCACATCGCACCGGGTGGCGGCTCCTCGTTCCGCGTCCAGCACGCCCTCCCCGCACCGTCGATCACCCAGCGGAAGAATGGCGGCACCATATGCGCCGGAACCTCCACCACCGGACGTAGCGGCTCGAGCAGCACCCAGTGCCCCGACCACGTCTCGATCCGGTCCGCGTCCAACCCGCATTCCCGGCACACCGGTAAGGCCGGCGGACCATCAGCGTCCGCCCCCGAGTCCTGCGCCTCCACCCGGTCCGTCAACTCGCCAACCCGCCCCCAGTACGCCGTATCCGACTCGCCGGGCAGCTGCTCAGGCAACGCCAAACCCTCGTCGAAGACCCCCATGCCTGCACCGTGCGGGCGGGACCGACGCCGGGGAAGCACGCGAACCAGACGGGACGCGAGGGCCGCGGCGTGGGCCACACGGCAGGTGAGGCGCGCACCGCACGCCCCCGACCCCCGTGGCGCAGCGGGCGCGGCTGGGCAGACGCTCTAGACAGCAAGGCGCTGCACGCCTACTCAGGCGACAGACCGCAGCGGAAAACGGACCAGCCAGGACGGCAGGCCGCTGTCGGCGTAGTGCAGCAAGGCGTACTTGTAGCTGAGCGTCAGGGAGTGCAGGCGTCAGAAGGGGCGAGGTAGTACGCGTCCGTCGCCTTATCGACTTCGGCGACAGGATCGGCGTCCCTGAAGTCGAACCACTCACCCTCCAGGCGCAGTTCAGTGAAGCGCCTATGAAGGTAGTCCTCCAGTTCCACGCTGCCCCCGAACGACCACCTGACGTGCAGTTTGTGAGGGTGGCCGGTTTGGATCTGCCTGAGGCGCGAGCGCGTGTTCTCCGTAGTGCCGATCTTCACAATGCTTGAGCCGAGCTCGCCGATGACGTAGACAACGCCGACCTGGCCGGGCGCTGGTAGAGGGGCTTGCGGTTCATCGACGATCAGGTCGTCCCAGCTGTTCGGTATGTCCGCCACTTCGAGAACGGTGAAGAACTCCCCGTTGGCGCGTCGCTGTCGAGTGCGCCGCATGTACCCCACCGACTCCAACTCGGCGAAGATCGCGCGAACCGCACGACGGCCTTCTCCGAGAGTGCTCCCTCGCGCAGCCCTCGCGGCCTGAGAGAGATCATCGGCGGTGGCGTCCCAGTCGTCCGGCCGGGTGAGGATCTCCAGCAGGACGCCACGAGCTGCGTAGCTCAGCCGATCGTCGAGTGCCGTGGCCAGGGGGACTGTCGTCTGGACTTCACTCTGGGCCTGGCGATAGATCTTCAGAGTCATAGCGTGGTCCCCTTCGGAGGGCGTGCGCCAATGGGTTCGGAGAGGGATGCGGGCCCGCTACTGGGGGATACGGCTGTACTTCGCCAGCGCGGCCTGGTTGGTGGAAGCGTCCTGGAGGGAGAGCTCCCACGGGCCGCTGTTGATGTCCATGTCCTTGCCGAAGCCGACCCACTTTCCCGCCATGCGGGTGCCGGTCGGTTCGATGAGCATCTGGATCGCCCCGTGGTAGCGGGCGCCTCGGTAGTAGCCGTCCTTGGCGGTCTGCTCGACCCAAGCGCCGGTGACGACGTTGCCGTCGACGGTGAGGTCCATCGTGAGCGGCGAGTCCGGGTTGGTGGACGCTCCGGGGAGGGAGCGAACTGTGAGTCGGTTGCCGTGCTGGAGGACGACCACGTAGTGCATGGCGACGAAGCTGGAGTCTCGGCCGCTGGAGAAGTACTCGTACCGCGACAGCCAGATACCGGAGTGGTTCGCGCGGGGCACCGCCTGCGGGGTGCGGTTGGCGGCCGGTGCGGCGACACCCTCGGGGGAGGGCTCAACGTCGTGTCCGCCGCGCCCGTCGCCGGTGATGTGCGCCATCGCCGGATTGGTGAAGCCGAGCGTGTCGATCGGCATGCCGGTGACGGCTTCGAGGGCGCGGGCGTAGCGGGGGCTGGGAGCGGCGATAGCGCCGGATTCCCACCGCTGAACGAGCCGCTTGCTGGCGTCGAGCGGGTAACCAGCCCTCTCGCCAGCGTCCCGGAGTGCGGTGGCGAAGTCGTCCTGGCTGAGCATCATGGAGACACGCACCGTCCGGAGCGTGACGTTTGGAGTCGTCATGTCTCCACGGTAACGCCAATGACGCCGAGATGTCGCCTAGAGACGTTGCAATGTCGCCTCGCAAGTCGTCGCGGGACATGTCGCCGCGATGTCACCTTGGGGATATGACGGATTCCGGGCCTACCGGCTGGACGCTACGAGGCTTCCTTAGTGCTGCGCACGGTGCGCTCCCGCAGGGGAGGGACGCCAGCGTCCTTGGCGAGCCGGCGAATGTGATTGCGGTCGTATGGCGTGTGGTCGGCTACCTCACCGGGGCGCGCATTGCGCTCCATGAGGTGCCGAACGATGGCGGAATGGAGAGCTTCGCGCCGCTGATCGAGGGCGCGTTCCGCCACCTCGTAGGCGGCGGTGAGCCTGTCAAGCTCCTTCAGTGCCGCGTCCCGGCGCTCGCTCTCCTCATCCGTCATGGCCAGATGATCCCACACCCCCCGGTTGCAACCTGAGGGTGTAACCACCGACAGTTCCGGCCAGCTTCTGCCTCCCACTTGCGCTTGCTGCCTCATGTTGCAACTATAGAGCGCAAGAGGCCGCTACGACAGGGCAAGAAAAAGCCCCGCCCGGTGTTGCTGCACCGGACGAGGCGCTGGTTCGGATCGAGAGAGGACCCGGAACCATGACGACAACCGTACAGCCCGCCATTGAGACGGCGAACCCCACCAATGTCCGCCCCTTCCCGGCCATCAAGCCCGGCCACCGGTTGGCCCCTCTCGCCCTCGGCGTGCCGGGTGCGGGGCAGCAGATCGTGTTCGTGGAATGCCCGGACTGGTGCACCGAAGATCACGTGCAGAACTTCGTCCACTTCATGGAGGACGTCGACCACAAGGGTGACGAGTTCGCCATCGCCATCCCTTCCTTCTGGAACGAACAGCAGGCGGCCTACCGACTCACGGCCGCCCTCGCCTCCGACCCGATGGCCGAGGACTCTCGCATGCGAGACGCCCACGTCATCGTTGGAGACTCCGGCAGCGTTGACGCCTACCTCGCACCGCACAAGGCGGACGCCGTAGCGGACGACCTGATCCAGCTGGCGGCGAAGATCCGTGAGGCCGCCCGCACCGCCCGCCTGCACAACCAGCACGAGGCGTCGAAGGCGGTGACGGCATGAGTACCGCAACCCGCACCCTCGCCTCGACCCCCTATTCCCCGGTTGTCGAGGCGGAGCGCACTGCCCGTCTGTCGGCGGCGTCCCTGCTGCTGGCCGAGCCTGGCCGCTATCTCCTCGCGGTTGCCCTGCGCCAAGACTCGGCGCTCGTGCTCCGTCAGCTGCAGGCCACATCCCGCCTCCTGGTCTGTGAGGGTTGGGCGCAGGGTGAGATGCGGTCGGAGAACGGCTGGTGTCTGGCTGCCGCGCTCGATCGGGCTGCTCCTGGCGTGTCGGTCGCGGTGGCGTTCGATGTCCTGCATCTGATGGTGGAGGTGCGGGTCGGGGCGAGCATGTCGGCGATCGTCTGGAATGACGTCCCGGGCCGCACGGTCGGTGAGGTGCTGGAGCTGGTCGAGGACGGCGCCGCTTTCGCCCGGACTTTCGCGGAGGTGGCGTGAGATGACTACCGCAACCCCCATGTTGCGCCCCGCCCCGACTCAGCCGGGTCTGTCTCTGGCTGACCGCACGGCGCACGACAAGTCGACGCTGGTCCGCCGTCCGCGCACGGTCTTGTATCGGATCCCTGCTGGTAATCCGCGTGGCCAGTTCCCGGCGGACGAGTTCGCTCGTGACCGCCAGCGTGAGGGCATCCCGGCCGTGGTGATCATGAGCATGCGCGATGACGCCTTCCTCGTGATCGTGCGCACGGATGGGCTGGTGGCGTCGTGACGGCCAGGACCGCTAAGCCTCGTCACCGAGTCATCCACTACGCCTTCGTCGACGGACAGCGCGATCACCTGAATCTGAGCTTGACCGAGGGCAAGTCCTGGGTCCGCGGCGCCCGAAAGTGCGCCGACGTGTTCCAAAGCTATGAGTTCGTCAGCCGCGACGGCACTCCGATGCACGTTGTGTACGCGCTCTATCGGAGCGGCAGCAGCCGGCACGGGTTCACTGCCCTGGGCGTCGAGCACGACATCACGTACCTGTTCGTGTTGAGCGCTGATGCGGTGACCGCCGCTTTCGGGCTTGCCCCACGCGACAGCGCAGCCGCGTAACCCCTGTTCGTCGCGGGGGGGGGGGGGTGCCGGGCCCCCCCCCACCCCCCCCCCCCCCCCGGCACCCCGCCACCGCGACTCCACTTCTTGATCCCAAACCCTGCCCTGGAGGGCTGGCATGCCGTACATCCGGATCGCCCCGAACCTGAAGATCGAGATTGCGGACGTAGTCCGCCGACACCGCAAGCTCCTGGCCGACTGGCCGGGGCGCTTCGGCTCCAGGGCCAGGCACGAAGGGGCCGACAGGTACGAGGCCGGTCGCTTCACGACAGCTGGCCAGGCCGAGGTCTCCGTTGAGGCGGTCCTGGATTACCGGGTCGGCTACATCTACAACCCGCCGAACTCAGCGAACTCGCAGGAAGAGCGCCGCATCCACGTGTCGGCTGAGGCGAAGTGTCATGGCTACGGCTGCGTCGAGCCTGACTTCGATCAGGGGCACGGCCCGTACTTCTTGCTGGCCGACGACGCTGACGTCACCGCCGAGGCCCTCGTCCCGCTGGTTCAGGCGGCCCGCGAGTGGGCGCAGGAGCACGCGGAGAAGTGCCGCGCCCAGCCGTACACCGGCCGCTAGACCCGCAACCCCACTTCTTGATCCTCGAAAGGATCGCCATGTCCGAGACCGTAGAGACGATCCGCTACACCGCCGACGTCGTGCTGCTGACGGCGAACCGCAACGCTGGTGTCCTTCCGTTCGATGTCCTGCTGATCGAGCGGGGCTGGGCCCCGTTTGAGGGCCGTTGGGCGCTGCCGGGCGGGCATGTCGACGTGGGTGAGACGAGCCGTGACGCGGCTGCTCGTGAGCTGGCCGAGGAGACGGGCGTTCACGTCGAGGCCGCCGTACTGCGGCAGTTGGGGGTCTATGACGCCCCTCGCCGTGACCCGCGGGGCCGGTACGTGACCGTCGCCTACGTCGCCATCGTCGACCGGGCTGTTCCGATGGCCGGTGACGATGCCCGCGCTGCCCGCTGGTGGCCGCTGAACGGGCTGCCGGAGCTGGCGTTTGACCACGCCGACATCCTCGGCGACGTCTCGGCAGCAACCGCGTGAGACGGCACCCCAACCCCCTTCGTCCCGAGAGGACTTCTGCGATGTCTCCCTACCTGCTGTCCGGTGATCTGGGTGCGACCGAGGTGGGCCGTAAGGCTCGCGCGGGCACGACTGTCGCCGAGGCGATGGTTCTCAGCATCAGCGACGTCTTCGGCGAGTACGCCGAGGCCCGCGGCGCCGGCGACCTGAACCGCATGCGGCAGATCCGCGACGGCGCCGGCCCGGAACTGCTCGCGGAGCTCGACGGCTTCGACTATCCGGCGGCGGCGTGATGTGGCGCCGTACCCCCTGATCGCCGTGGTGGTGGGTCGTCCCCCGCACCCCGCCACCACGGCCCCACCCAGCCCCGGCACACCGCCGTGAAGGCGTCGCATCGAATGCGGCCCGGGGCGCGCACCGATCCCAATCACACCCATCGAGAGGAGCCCGTCATGGGCAAGGCCAGCGATTTCTTCTTCGGTTCGCCGGAGCAGCGCGAGCACAACGCGACCTTCAACAACTCCAGCACGGACCCGGACAGCGACGAGTACCTGGCATCGCACGACCGAGTCATCGAAGCCGAGAAGGCCGCAAAGGACGGGCGGTAAGGGGAGCTAGCAGCCCCGGAATCCACAGAAGGGGAGGTTGATCGCCAATGGCCTATCGCGGCCAGTTGTCGACGTCACTGCTCAACGACCGGCAGGTCCGGGCCAAGGAGTACAACCGGTGGTCCGAGTGCCGCACCGCCTTCGCCCGCGGTAAGCGCCGGGAGATCGTCGACCGTTACAAGGCGGAGATCGAACGACGCGGCGGACCGAAGAAGCCGGTCTGGCTGGACGTCGACGACAAGTACGACCACGTGTACATCGGAGACGGACATCACCGGGCGATTGCCCTGCTCGAGCTAGGCGTCACCGACTTCGACTTCCACTGGCGGCTGATCTCCAGGGGCGGCTGGTTCAGCCAGCCTCCTCTGGAGCGCGACGAGTTTCCGTACCACCTCGTCGGCCACTGAATCAGCCCGCCCGATCCACGCATCCGAGAGGAGCCCACCGTGCACGCGTATCTGATCACTGCGAAGCCTGGCCGGCTGACCCGTGCCGTCCGATTCGCGGGCCGGTGGGCTCTGCGGCTGCTCGCCCTGGCCGTCATGTCCGGGCTGGGCGCGGTCGTGTTCTCGGTGCGCTGCACCCGCCCGATCGTCAACTACTTGGCGACCCGGGCGGCCTGGCTGGAGCTGTGGGCAGCCTCCGTGACCGGCATCGGTCCGGTCGGGGCAGCGCTCGGCGCCGGGCTGACCGACGAGTTCATCCGCGAATTCCACAAAGGGCGCGCCCGCGCCACCACCTGAGAGGACCCTCATGTTTCGTAAGCCCCGCTGGTCGGTCACCTGGCCGACCCGCCCGGACGGCGCCTACACCCAGCTGGTCCGCGCCAACGACCCGAATGACGCGGTTCGGGTTGCGGCAGAGCAGGACGTCGTGCCGAACATCGACTACGCGCTGGCGTTCGACTATGAGCCGGAGGTGTGGCGGATACGGTGCCCCTACCGGTGGCGCTCGTACCACGTAGCGGGCCCCGACTACGGCAGCGCCGAAGCGAACGCTGAGGCTTTCGTGCCGCTTCCGCTGGACACGCGGGAGATCGCGGGTCATGTCCTATCTGCCGTCCGCGTCGGTGACGTCCGTGGCCGCACGATGGGCCAGATCGGCGCTGAGGTCGTTCAGATCGTTAGCTGGATGCGCCCGGAGGACGTCGAGGCGGTCCTGTTCTACGTTGCCGCAGAGACCTGCGGGATGAATGTGCGCACGGCGGCCGTCTGATGCTGATCACGTTCCGCAAGAGCTTCCGGATCTTCCCCGGCGTCCGGTTGAACATCAATCGCAAGTCGTGGTCGGTCACGTTGGGCGGTCGGGGCGGTCCCCGCCACACGATCTCGTCGACCGGCCGCCGCACCACCAGCTACGACCTTCCCGGGCCGTGGGGCTACCGGAAGACCACCACCCGACGCAGCCGAGGAGACAGCTGATGCGTGTTTTCTCCTATCTCAATCGCCGCTACACGCCGCCCCAGTTTCTGGCGCTGCTACTCCCGTCGTTGGCTGTGCTGCTGGCCGTGCAGTTCGCCGGGACGGCCCTCGGGATCGAGGAGTACGCGCTCGTCGGCGCCAGCTTCACCTCCTCCATCGCTGCACTCCTGAGCGTCGCCACCCTGATCGACCGCCGCACTCTTCGGCGGACAGGCGGGCAGCCGTGATGCGCCTTGTGTACGCCGCCGGGATGATCCTGCCGCTCCCGCTGCTCGTCATCGCCCTCCTGATCGCCCGCTGAACGAAGGGACTTGCACGTGACTGCCACCTCCGTCGAGAAGGTCAACGGCGTCGCCGTGGCCTCACCCGAGCCCCGGTTCGACCCGGTGGCGCTGGCCGAGGCGGAGGCGATCCGTACCCGAGCCGCCGCCGAAGCCGAAGCACTGCGTACCAAAGCCGCGGGGGAGGCGAAGGCCGCTGAAATCCTCGCCGGCGAACAGGCCGAGAAAGACAGGCTCACCAACGAGCGGGCCCGACTCGCGCTGGAGCGCAAGCAGGTCGACCACGACGCCTACGTTGCGAAGAAGGCCGCCGAAACAGCCAAGTCACTTGCCGAGAAGCAGAAGGGCGAGAAGGCCGAAGCGGACCAAGCCGACCGCGAGGCGCAGCAGCTCGCCGAGCAGGCGCGCAGCGAACGGTTCTGGAAATGGGGTGCACGCGGCATCTACGCCGTCGGCCTGATCATCGCCGGGCCGGTGCAGTTCATGCACTTCTGGGACCCGAAGCGGCCGTTCCTCGTCGCCGCCCCCGCTCTCCTCGAAGGGTTCGCGCTGGTCCTCGCATTCGGTGCCACATGGGCCGTCGCCCACCGGCGTGACGTCGCCCCGTACCGGGTCGGCATCATGCTCGGCGCGATCATCGCCGCCGGGGTCAACCTGTACGGCGGCGTGTCCGACAAGGCGATCGGCTTCAATGCCGGCCTCATTGGGGCGATCGGCTCTATCGGCGGCCCGATCGTGCTGATGGCCTACGAGCACGGCATCGCGCAGAAAGCCGACGGTGAGCCCTCGCGGCGGGAGAAGAGGGCAGCCCGTAAGGCGGCCATGGTCAAGGCTGCCGCGGATGAGGAAGCGCGCATCGATAAGGGAGCCGTCGAGGCGAAGGCGGCAGCCGAGAAGAAGATCGCTGAAGCTGCAGCCGAGGCCGAGCAGAAGCGCCGCGACGACGACCGCCGCACATCCCACGAGGACGTGTGGGAAGTTGCCGACGCGATGCGATCCGCGCGTGGCTCGCAGTACGTCACCGAGCAGATCTGGGCCGATGCCTGGTACCGCGTCACGGGCTGCCGGACTGTGGGGATTCGCCCAGAAGTTGAAGCGCAGTCACGCCTCGCAGAGGCTCGCATGCGGGCCGTCACCGACGCCCCCATTCTCGGCGACTTGTCGCTGATCAATTCCCAAAAGGTGCCTCGCCAGAAGAAGGATCCGAACACGCCTGACGGGCGGCGTCGGAACGGCGGCATTCCGCCCGTCCGTCGACCGGGCGACACGCAGCCGTACACGGCCGCCGCAAAGAAACAGGCAGCCCTCGAGCAGGCCTCCGCGAACGCCAGCCAGAAGGAGCAGCGATGAGTCTCGACACGAACCCGCAGCTGCCCGCCGACTGGGACACGTCGAAGGTCATCCCCGGTGAGCTCGTCGACCCCCAGGAGCCCGTCGACTTCGACGATGAGGACGATATTGCGCCGGGCATTGTCACGGTGTTCGAGCCGCGTACCCCCGTCATCCGCCAGGTCGGCTCGGCGGCGATGGTCGCCGCGTCGATCACCGGGCGGGCTGCCGGTCTGACGGCACGCGGCGGTTGGATCGGGTCCTGCTGGTTGGGGCGCGGACTTCGATCGGGCAGCCGCTGGTTTGCTCACGGGGTGCGGTCGGTGTCCTACCTCGGCTACCGGTACCTGCGCACGCACGACTACCAGGAGGCAGTCGGCGGGATCACCTCGTCCACGGACTGGCGACGCAACACCGAGGAACGCCACCGGCGTTGGAAGTGGCTGGGCATCGGCACCGGCGTTACGGCGCTCCTCAATGCCACCGGCTGGTGGGCGCTCGTGAAGTACGCGGAGATGACTGCCCTCGACTTCTCGTGGGCTATCCCGCCCGCCGCCACTGCCACGATCCTCGGCTCAATCATCACGCTGTACGGCCGCTACCGGCTCGAGAATCCTGGCCTCGCACCCGAACAGATCGTCGCCGACGAGGACCAGGACGACGGCGAAGAGCCGTTCCCGCTGGCCTGGTGCACCTCGCCCGGCCAGGTCGCCGAGTGCGTGTCCCGTGCTTTCGCATACGAGGGGATCGGCACCCGCCGCGTCGACATCGTCGGCCACCGCCCGTGGGGCTGGGAGATCGACGTCGTCCTCAAGGGCTCCAAGGTCGGCAAGGTCAACGCTGTCGCCGACGATCTGGACGCCCACTTCAACATCAAGACCGGTGGGACGCTCATCGACCCCGACCCCCAGGAGGCCGCGCACCTGGTGCTGCGCCTGGTCACTGCGAACCCGTTCGAGGACATGGCCAAGCCGGCCGTGCACGCCCCGAACAGCCTCGACATTTCCGACCCGCACAACCTCGGCCGCCGCATGGATGGCCGCGTCTTCGACCTGGTTTTGGAGGGCCTGCGGATCCTGGCCATCGGCGTCTCCGGTGCGGCCAAGACCACCGGTGTTCTGCGCGACCTCGCCGAGATCATCACGGCCTGCCACAACGCGATCGCCCTCGACATGGACCCCGTCAAGGACGGGCTGCGCGAATTCGACGGGGCCATGGCCACCCCGCCAATCCGCGGCAACAGGGAATGCGAGAAGTGGCTCGGCTATCTGGTGAAGATGGCGAAGGGCCGCAACTCCGTCCGGAACCGGCTCGGCATGGGCGACACCTGGGTGGCCACCGCAGACCATCCGGCGATCTTCCCGTTCGTGGATGAGTTCATCTTCCTCAGCCAGAAGGCCAAGGAACTGTTCATCGAACTCCTGCGGATCGGCAAACAGTCCGGGATCTACCCGATCGCCGCGGGCCAGGACGCCACCAGCGACAGCATGGGCGACGCGGTCGCCGACTCCTTCACCCTGCGGATCATGCTGGCAGCCCGGCACGCGGACATCCCGCTCGTCCTCGGCCAGGGGGCGATCGCCGCCGGATTCCGGCCCGACCGGCTGGTGCCCGCCCAGACGAAGGACATCCGCAATGACGCCGGCCAGTCGTACATCAAGGGCCCCGGCCTTGACCGGCCGCTGCTGTACGGGTGGAACGAGTACAGCAGCGACTCGATCAAGCGGGCTGTCGCGGAGCGCAAGTCGGCAGGACGCCCGTGGTTCGACCGCGACACCCTGGCCGCGGCCGGTCTGCTCCACCTCGCCGACGGCGGATCGGGCGAGCGCGTGTCAGGGGACCGTCAGATCGCCTCGGATGCGGCGGCCGTGATGGCGAACGATGGAGTCACCCGCATTCGGACCGAGGCTCTCGCCGAGGCGCTCAGCGAGCACGACCCCGACGCCTATGGGGGCCTCACCGCGGCAGGGCTCCGCAAGCTCCTGAAGGACGCCGGTGCGGGATCCCCGGTGCCGATCGGGGACCTCGACGGGTTCATCAACCCTCGCGGCTACAAGATCGACGCTCTGACTGTTTTGTGATGGTTTGACTACTGCTCGCGAGGTGCTCGCGGGTGCTCGACCGCAGGTCACAGCTGCTCGATCGGCTGCTCGGCCAACTGCTCGCCGAATCCGAGCACCACCGCGAGCAGCATTCCGAGCGGCTGTGACCTGCAACGGAGCAGTGCCGAGCAGCTCGCGAGCACCGCCCATACCCACACATTGCGATCGACGATGAATGAGGACCGATCATGCCCGCGAAGCGCAAGCCAGCCCGCCGAACCGCCCCCGCACGGCGCCGGAAACCCGTCTCGCGCGCCCGCCCCTCCAAGAGCGTCAAGGTCCCTCGCAGCGGCCCGATTCACGCCCGGATCGGCGCCTGGATGGCCCTTAAAGCAGCCGACCAGATCGTCACGCACAAGGACACCGTCCGCTCCCGTCAGGACGCCGCGATCCTCCGCGCCACCCACGAAGGTTGCACCAAGTGTGGCGGCAACGGGCAGATCTTCACCAAGGGCAAGGACGGATCCTTCAGCGGCTCCAAACCGTGCCCGGCCAAGCCGACGAAGACGAAAGTCTCCAAGTGGGCGGTCTACAAGAACAGTCGCTTCGGCTCGGCCAAGAAGACCGGCCTTGTCGGCTGCTCCTGCCCCTGCGGCTGGAAGCAGAAGCCGCGCTTCCGTGACGCCAAGGAAGCCACCAAAGTGCTCCGGACGCACGAGAAGGCCAAGCATGGCGGTAAGACCGTCGGCGGCGCCTGGTACGCGCAGACCGCCGCCGCTCCGACCACGGCGCCCGAGGCCAAGCCCGCCCTCTCCAAGGTCGTTACCGACTCCGGCATGACCGACCAGCAGTGGATCAAGCAGAACAAGAAGATGAAACCGGGCACAGCCATCTCCAAGGGTCTGTGCTGGATGTGCGTCGGAAACGGCAAGCTGCACGGCGGCCAACAGACCCTGACCGTCTGCCGCGAGTGCAAAGGAACCGGCAAGGCAGCGACGAAGGTTGCCGCCTAACCCGCCAGCAACATCAACCCCGTCTGACTAGGAGACCCGCCCATGTCCAGCCCACCGCCCGAGCGGCACCCGATCCACGCCGCGCCCGCGGCTGGACAGAACACCGGCCCTCTCACCGACGCGGTCATCGAGGCCGCCGTCGACGACGCCATCGAGAAGGCGAAACTCCACGACATCAACCCCCAGGGCGTCATCGGGAACACGCCGGCCGTGGCCCAGCCTGGCCGTCCGCCGATGAGCAGCAAAGCCCAGGACGACAGCGTCCGAATGCTCTGCTTCGGGGGGATGACGCTGCTCACCTGCGGCGGCATCGCCCTCGTCCTGGTCGCTTCGGAGCGTGCCGATCCGACCGCTGTCGGAGTGTTCTTCGGCGGCCTCGCTGTGATCGCCCTCGCCCTTGCGCGGCTCCTGCGGCGAGCGAAGGAAACCGTCGAGGCCGCCCCTCCCGAGATCCACAACCACATCGCCGGAAACGTCTACGAGGACAAGCGCGACGTCCGCACCAAGACCAACGCCGTATGGGCCCGGAACAACATCAACCCCTGAAGGAGAACAACGTGATCCGGACTATTCGCCGTGCGTTCAGCACGCGCGTCGAGTGTGACTGCGGGTTCGGGCAGTCCACAAGCAGCGATGCCCGCGCGGACGGCATCATCCGCTCCCACACCTGCCAGAGCCGTCCGCGGTCTGTCAGTCGCACCGCAAACCGCAACAGCCGAAACGACTGAAGGAGATCACCATGCCCCACACCGACACGACCACGATCGACGTCGCCGCGATGAAGGCACGGGCCGTCTATCTGCTCGTCGAGGCTGACAAGGCGGACCGCGCCGGCGCCTACAGCGCGCCCGTTGTGACGATGGCCCACAAGGCGACGCAGGCGCTGCACGATGCTGGCGTCCCGACTGCGGATGTCCACCGTGAGCGCGACGAGCGGTTCATCCAGTACATCCAGGACTGCTGGGACCCCGGGTATGAGCCGACACTCGACGAGACCGGCGACGGCGCACCCGCCGCAGCCTGAGAGGACACTCGAATCATGACCATCGACTTGCTGTATGCGGCAACCCATCTGGTCACGACGTCCCGTCACGGTTCGCCAGCGATGATCCGCCGCTGTCTCCGGAGGGACCACGGCCTGCACATTCCCTACGCCACTGCCGAGCATCTCCTTGATCAGATGCAGGAACACGGCATCGTCGGGCCTTCGCAGGGCTCGCTGGCGCGGGATGTCCTCATGGACTACGAGGAGGCGTGCACAGCCCTCAAGCCCGCCCACGGCAGCAGCTGGGAAGACCCGGCCCCCCTGTGGGGTGTCCTGCATCCCGACTCGGAGACCGTCCTACCAACGACGGAAGGGAGCGCCCGGCATCTCGTGGCCTGCAACGACGACCGCCGCCTCGTCCGACGCGCGACCGCCGACAGCCTGTGGAAGGAGGTCGAGCCCGCCTGAACTACCCGCGCACGGCAGGGCCCTGATCGTCACCAGCATGATCGGGGCCCTTTCCTATGTCACAACCCGTGCACTTGCCAGCCGCGCCCAGCATTTCGGGCGCATCATGCCCGCACACCACGTTCCGGGGGGAACCATGCACCGTCGAACACTCATCCTTGTCGCCGCGATCGCAGCCGCCGTCCTCGCCATCGGCGGCGGCACCTACTGGCTGAGCCGGCCGTCCTACGACGACCACGTAAAGAGCTGCGGGAAGGCCATGACCTCGTCCGCGACGAAGACCGACCGGCCCGCAGAGTGCGACGAGTTGAGCCAAAAGGACTATGACACGGTGCGCGTGGGGTGGGCTCTGCAGCACACGCTCGACAAGATGCCGAAGAAGGACCGGGACATGCTGGACTACTACGACGACGGGTCGATCAACGGCAGCATCGGCTAGCCCGACACGACAGGGCCCCGACCGCCATCTACGGCGGCCGGGGCTTTCGTCTGTGCGGGTACGGCCCGCGCCATCCAGCGATCATCGGTGACCTGCCGCGGGTACAGCGCCGGCTCCAAGCCCAGGCTGGCGCACAGGAGTTCTAGCGCCTGCTGGCACTCCCGCTGCGTGTCAGCGTGAACTCCGAAGCGGACCGCCATAGGGGCAGTGTGACGGGCGGGCGGGGGAGTAGGGCGGGAACCGGGGAAGTGGCTACCGCCTGCGCCGGAAGTGCAACCACAGGCGGGCGACGATCAGACCCAGGACGATGACGCCGACCGTGATCTGCACCCAGCGGGGGAGAGTGCCCGAGCCGGGGAGATACAGGGCGAGGTCATCCATCCGACGGCTCCTGGGGTTGAGGCTTCGACCATTCGCCAGCGGTGGGCCTGTCGGGCAGCTTGGCGCCGGTTTCGTGGACGTACCAACGCAGAAACTGGCGCAGCACCTTGGACATGTCGGCCTCGGGGTCGGGGCTTCCTTCGACGGCGTCTCCGAAGCGTTTCCACAGGTCTGCTGGTGCGCGGAACTTCCGAAGCCCGGTGGGCCCCTTGGTCGCTGCCATGCGGCCTCCTTGTGGGTTCGTCTGTGGCTACACGAATCTTCTCACGAGGCTTGTGCTGTGGCCACAGTGTGGCTACATTGGAACTATCGCCAAGGGGAACCAGCAGGGGAGACGGAAATGGCAACCACCGAGATCAGCATCAGCGTCGAAGACCTTGTCATCGGCGACGAGATCGTCTCCCGCACCACGTTCTCCTTCGATCACGGAACCCAGACCCACACCGGATCCTGGACCGTCGACGCGATCCGCTGGATGGCCGACAACCGGCTCGCCGACGTCTGGACCGACAACGGCGTCCTCAGCTTCCGGCGTGGAGACCAGGTCGTCGTCCGACGTCAGACCGCAGACGAGACCGTCAGCGACGCCACCGCATCAACTCCCGGCCAGCAGTTCGCCCAAGAGATGCGGCACTTCCTCTCCATCGGCACCCGCACTCGCCGCGACCGCAAGGGCCGCGACCTCCACCGCGAGATCGCCGAATGGATCGTCACCGCCGCCATGCAACGCGGCACCCTCCACCCTGACCAGGAAGCCGCCTTCGCCCCCGCCTTCGACGCCGCCAGTACTTGGGTCAAGGACATCAAGAACGGGCGCGGCTCCTGGATGGTCATCGAGCACATCGACCAGCTCAGCCCCTGGCAGTTCTGCAAGCTCCTCGGCGACATGGTCGACGCCGAAGTCAACTCCACCAGTGTGGGCGCCCAGTACTTCGCGCAGATGCGCACCCGGCTCCTTGTCCAGGCTGCCTGACCCACCCCAGGGCCCGGCCTTCACCGGCCGGGCCCGCCGATCCACCGAGGAGGACCTCATGGAGTTGATCGTCGAAGCCGTCCGCTGGATGTGGGGCTACCACGACGTGATGGTCGCCGTCGCTGTCGGCGCCGCCGTGCTCGCCGTCGCGGACGCCGTGATCCGGCCCGCGCGCTGACCACACCATCTGCACCCAGGGGGAACCGCATGATTGCCAAGCTTCGTCGCCGGACAACCGCCGCCGCCCAGCGCGTCACCAAGGCCCTCGCCTACCGCGCCCGCAGCGGCCACATCGCCGCCCTCGTCGACGCCGGGGACCTCGTCCGCACCAGCGACGTCCTCGACCGGCTCGGCGCCACCGACCTGAAGGACGGCTACAAGTCCTGGTACGGCCGCCACGTCAAGAAGGCGCACATCGCCGCAGCCGGCGCCGAGCCGATCCGCGTGTGGGCGCAGCACCGCACCACCGGCAAGTGGATCCACGTCCACGTCTACAGCCCGTTCGACATCGCCCTGTACGTCGGCCTCGCGAGCTACAAGCAGACCCAGCACCTCGCCCGACCGGCCTTCTTCCAGGCCGTATACACGGAGTGCGCCTAGACCAACTTCCAGGCAGCGGAGGCCGGACCGGTCGTGATCGATCTGCGCACCCCCGACTGGGATGAAACCCCCGCCGAAGCGGCCCGCTTCGACGACCACTACTGGGACGACCTCTACGACCGAGACGAGGGCTGATGACCGCCCCGACCGCCCTGTCGGCCGCCGAGGAGTACCCGATCCGCCGCGTCCGTTTCGTCAACGGCCGCATATATCACCGCACTCGACGCCCCACCGACGAACGCTGGTGGGACCTGCTGCACGCAGCCTGCGGGAAGACCGGATACCTGTGCCGCGGATACCCATCCGGCGCCGTCCGGGAATGCCGCGGATGCGCGCGAGCCGTCGGCGACGACCAGCCATAGTCCGCCGCGCGAGAGCCCGCCCCGGTCAAAGGGGCGGGCTCTATCGCTGCTGCAGGACAAGGCGGGACGCCGCGGCGAAAGGCGATCCGGGGTGAATCCGCCGATTCCATCGACTACCCCACCTGTGCGTCGATAGCATCCCCGCCTCACATGCACCGGGGGAAACCATGCGCCGCACCACCGTCGCCGCTCTACTCACAGCTTCCACACTCGCTCTGGCCGGCTGCTCAGCCAGTGTCCCGAAGGCGCCGACGAAGACCACCGTTACGGCCACCAAAACCGCAACGTCCTCACTTAGCCAGGCGGAGACTGCCCGCCTGTGCATCGTCGCCGTCTCCAAGGCGGCCCCCAGGTGGGAGGACTGGAACTTCGACCTCGGTTCCTGGCAGGACGATCCGCGGACTCCCGCAGCCTGCCAGCCCCTAGCGGATGAGAAGTTCCCCCCGCGAGGCAATCGAAAGTTCCAGGATGCACTCATCGCTGGGTTGGAGTTGGCGGATGATCCGCGTGCGGATCAGTAGGGGGCGGGCGTAGCGAAACCCGCGTCGTGGATCCTCCGGGAGGTGCCGTTGTC